TTAACCCGCCTCCTGATCACCCAGCGCCGCATCCCACGTTGCGGCGATGCGCGCCTTGAGCTGCTTCACCACGTGGGTGTAGCGCTCGAACATGCGCCGATCCGCATGACCAATCACGTCCATGATGACCCGATCGCTCTCTCCCAGGACGAGTAAGATCGTCGCGGCGCTGTGGCGCAGGTCATGGACCCGAATCTGCGGCAGGCCGGCGCGCTCGCAGAGCGCCTTGAACGCGACGTTGATCTGCCATGCGTAGATCGGTGTGCCGAAGTGGGTGGTAAAGACGAGATCGAAATCCTGCCACTTCGTGCCAGCCCACAGTCGCGCTTCGAGCTGGGCTGCGCGATGTCGCCTGAGTGCGGCGATCACGGTCTTCGGCAGATCGATCGTGCGCCGCCCTCGCTTCGACTTGGGGCGCTTCAGCACCAGTGAGCCCCGCAGCGGCACGATCTCCAGCTTGGCAAGCTGTGCGGCGGTATACGCTTGCACGTTCATGCGTTGGAGTTGCCAGCGCACCGTTAGCGTGCCAGCATCGAGATCGAGATCCGACCAGCGCAGGCCCAGCGCTTCGCCTTCGCGCAAGCCAAGTAATAACACGTGCCAGAGTGCATCAAATTGATCCTCCCTTGCCGCCTGCAAGAATCGCTGCGCTTGGTCCAGATCGAATACCTCAAAGTCGGGATCGATCACCGTCGGCCGCTCGGAATCGCGTGCCACATTCTCCGTGACCAGCTTCCAGCGCTTGGCGTCATCGAGGGCGGCCATGACCACCGCCCGCGCAACCACCACCGTGGACGGGGCGTAGCCGGCCTCTTCCATCCCGTGCAGCGCCCGATCGAGATGCTGAGCGGTCAGCTGCGGCAAGGTGATGCGCGGCGGTAGGTGCGCCGTAATCCGCCTGAGCGCGTGCCGATAGGCCGTGCGCGTGTTGGGGCTCCAGCGGGTGAGCGGCGTGTCGTCAAACCATTGGTGCAGCCACGCGGCGGCTGGCTGCTTCGCCACGCTGAGGGCGGCCGGCCCGAACTTGCCGGCATCGCGATCGCGCTTGAGCTGATCGAGCGCTGCCTGGGCTTCGCGATGCGTGCGCCGGGTCGCGGTCTTGAAGCGCTGCCTGCCCTGGGCATCATAACCGATCGTGATGCTCGCGCGAAACCGCCCGTTCGCGAGCTTCGTGATACTACCTTCCCCGTGGCCGCGGCGTTTTTTAGCCATGGCGCGACTCTATGCGACGAAACGGCAGCACGTCAACCCCTGGATCGGGCGTGCTGGCATCCTGGCCGGTCAGATACCGCACGATGACCCAGCGCGGGATGCGCCACTCGCGCTTGAGCTTGACCGCGTAGAGCGTGCCGGCGCGACACATGCGCCGCACGGTGACCGGATCGCACTTGAGGATCTCGCTCGCTTCATCCGCAGTAAAGACCACGATCGTGGGGTCGAGATGACTCAGCGGATCGAGCGGTGAGGCCATGGCTGGCATGCTGCTCATACCCGTGCTCCTCTTCGTCGTAAGGCCTGCACGATCTGCTCGATGCAGCCACACGGATCGGTATGGAGCATCGTGCTAGTAAATTCGAGCACGATCCAGTTCTGCAAGGTCGCCGCATTGATCTTGTGGCGGTCGCCGATGAAGCCAGTGCCGGTCACATGCCGCCCGCCGCTGTACTCGCCGCCATGCAGCTCGACCGCGACGCGGAGCGGATGCCGCCAGGCAACATCAAAGCGCCATTGCCGCGTTGAGTCGAACAATACTTCGGTTTCATAGGGCGGCGCATCCGCGGGCGCGCACTGTTTCCAGTACGTTTCAAACGCCGCCTCCAACTCCGAGGGCACGCTGGCCGTTGCCGGCGCGACGACGCCGAGCACGCGCTCGATGCCCTCGGCGGCGATGTGGGAGAGGCGTTGGAAGCGGCCATGCTCGATGCGGCTAAGCGTCGAGGGATGGACGCCGATCTGCGCGGCCGCCGCTTTCTGGTCAAGGCCACGAACGCGCCGCGCGATCTCGACCTGCCGGCCGTACTCGACGTGATGCGCCGGCGGATCGGCCTTGGTGATGTGGGATGCAAGAGTCATGAACGTCCTTTCAGCGCCGCCTCAATGACGACATCATCGATCGTCCAGAGGCCGAGCGCACCTTTAGCGGGGATTGGCGCTGGTAGTGGCCGCACATTGGCGAGCAGCCAGGCATAGCGACCGGGTGTATAGTCGCCGAACGCTCGCTCCTGATCGGTCAGTTCCCAATACACCGGTTTGTTATTGACGTGCGCGAACCAGCCGCGCTTCCCTGGCCGCGCTTCTTCTGTCGATCGACAATCGAACAGCTCACCGATGGCGACAATCATGCCTCGTGGCAATTGATCAGGCCGATATTTTCCCTGCCCTACCATTGTGACGGCGAGCGCAGATAGGAACGGCTCGGTGAAGCACAGTTCCTGAGCCGGCTTCGGAAATCCCTTCGCGGCATGTATCGCCAGTGGACCGCGATACATGGTTTCCCACGAGCGCGTCTCAATCTTCTTCGCGCCGATTGCTACCAGTGTGGCCCAGGGTTGTGTGAGCGTCAGGACTTTCATCAGAACCTCGGATACTCCCCTGGCTCGTCATCATCGTCGTAGGAGTCGTCGTCCTCGTCGCCATAGTCCGCCGTGCCGTCGTAGGAGTCGTCGTCCTCGTCGCCATAGTCCGCCGTGCCGTCGTAGATGGACGGCTGCGCCGGCCCCGCCGACGGCAACGCCGGCAGCTCGAAGCGATGCACGGGCTGGGGCTCGTTGCGCTTGGCGACGGAACGGGCGATCTCTTCCGTGGTCGGCGTTACCCGATAAATGGAGCTCCCACCAAAATAGATGGTGGTGAAGGCGTCGCCGATCGGCACATCAATGCGTCCGACTTTCACGCCGAACCGCTCCTCCTCACTCACGAGGCCGGCCATGCGGACGTGGCCCATGAGTTCCACGACACACCATTCCTGAAATGGCGGCTGTGCTGGGGCGTGCTGTTCTGTCACGACTCAACCTCCTTTGATAGCGTCTATCTCGCGGCGAAAGGTGAGAAAGGCACGCACGAGGCGCACCCAGCGCTCACTGTCTGGGTTGTGAATGATGTCGCGGTACGCCGTGGGATCGAGGATCGGCATGACCGCGTGCATCCGCTCAGTTTCGGCCAGGAATGCCTCCACGTGCTCAGTAGGAATAAGCGACGCCAGGCGACTGATCGCACCAAGCGCTTCGACGAAATCACGGGGGTCACGACTCATGACTGAGCGCTCCTGACTTCTCTCAAATATCCCATCGCGGTTCGTGCAAACTGCACATCGGCCCATTCACCGGCGATGTATGGTCCATAATGTTCTGGCCGCGCCTGGACCTGCTCGGCATACCAATCGCTCGCATAGAGCGGATAGCGCTTGAGCAGCCGCTTCCACAGGTTGCGCCGGCGGATGCGCTGCTTCGTTTCGAGCGAGAGCTGGCGTGTCGGCTGGTGTGGTATATACACGCGCACGCAGTAGCCATAGGGGTGCATCTCCTGCCAGCATTCGTCGATCTCGGCTGGACATGGACCAGAACCCGCACCGGCCGGTCGCACCTGCTCGACCCGCAGCATCACTTGGGGGAAACCGTCTGGACGCGGCTTGTGGGGATTGCTCCATGCCACTTCCCAGATGAAGATGCGTGGCGGCTTCGGTGTCACAGCTGTCGCGTCCCTTCTTTTGTCGAGCGCCAGGCTTTCTTGCCGCGCTTGCCGTGGCGCGAGGCGAGATGAAAGCAGCCGCAGAATTGGCACGGCCCATACACCCGGAGTTGCACACCCCGCCGCTCAGCTTGCCGTGACTCGTGCTTGGCTTCACCGCGAGAGACATAGCGCCGCTTTCCGGCACAGGCTGCTTGCTCCCATTTGAGACGCTCATTGTCGAGCAGGTCATTCGGCAGCATGTCTGACTCTCCGTACGGCATACCGACTCGTAATGACCAGATACCCATCCGCGAACTGCACCAGGATGCTGTTCATCGCGCCACGCGCCAGCACGCGGCACGGTTGGCCCTTACGGTCGCCTAAGCGTTTCCGCCAGTACCAGATGTGATCGAACGTCTGGATCACCGCCGCACGCCTTTCACTGCGAATTCCCGATCCAGCTTCTCTAGGGCCCGTGTCGCCCAGGTGTCAGACGGTCGGTAGATCCGTGCCCAGGGCGTGGTAGTAGAGCTCGGCCGGCAACGTGGCTGAACCCGATGTTGAGCGAACCAGTGATCCGTCACGCGATCGACATCGTCCTCGTGGAGGATCACCTCTTTTGTGGCGCCACAATCGCAGCGGAGCATGACCAGATACATCATGATTTCCGCTCCTTCCGGATGCGCGCGATCGCATCGTTGATCGCCGCCAGCCGGTCGGGGTTCGGTTCCGTGCCGGCTTCGTGGTAGCGCTTGACCAGCTCGCGGTAGCGTCGCTCGGCCTCGTCTCGCGATGCTGTTGGTGGCAGGCCCAGCACGCGATACGGGGTGTCATCCTGCGGCGGCGGGAGCTGCGCGTAGTGCGTCCGCACCAGCTCGTCGAGGCCGCACACGGCAATGAGTCGGAGGGCTTCAATGCAGTTGAAGATCACGCGCAGGTTTTCCCGCGCGGTGGGGTACTTGCTGCACGCCATGGGTGGCGGCTCGCGGTCGCGCAGCTTGTAATACAGCGTGACGGTCGCGAAGTTGTAGGGCGGATTACTCGCCGGCAGCCGCTGCAACCCGTCCTCATCGGTGCGCTCGATGAAAATCCCGTACTTGCGCCCTTCGACGAGGCGCTCGACGCGCCACTCGACGAGGCCAGGATATTTCTCCATGCACAGGCGCAGATCGCGCATGGTCTCATCCCACGTTTTCTCGGTGTACGGCATGAGACACCTCAATTCCGACTAAACGGGCGATGGCAGGGGCAGCGGCGCTGATGGATGGCGCGCGCCAGCCCGATCCAGAGCTGCTGCTCCGCCGGCGTCAGGCGTTGCAGGCGCACGGCTGCTGCAATCTTGTGCGCAACCGCGCGGTTCAGGACGATGATGATGTGCATACAGGAACTCCTTGTGTGACGCTGACTCCTAGAACAACGCCGCCTGTGTCGCTTCGCCAGTGGCGCCTTGCAGACGCACAGCCTTGGCCGCCGCCCGAATCGCGTCGCGATCAATCTTGGGCTGTGCCACAGGACGGGCCTTACTTGGCCCTTTCAGTCCTGCTTTCGCCTCTGTTTGCCCAGCCAGCGCGCGTCGCAATGCGTCGTAGCTGCCATACCCGCCGTCTTCGAGCAATTGACAGAACACATCCAAGACTGGCGGGCCCTCAGGTGTCACCATGCTCACAATGCCGGGGACGTTCTCCATGACGAAGGTTTTCGGGGCCAACTCGACGATCAACCGCGCGAACTCGAAGATCAGGCTATTGCGCGGGTCCATCACATTCCGCTTGCCGGCATAGGAGAATCCTTGACACGGCGGGCCGCCCATCACGCAGTCCAACTCGCCGCGTTCCATGCCGATCGCGCGGAGCATAAGATCCCCGGTAAGCTTGGTTACATCACCGAAGAAGAAGTGACTCACACCGGGTATGTCGGAATGACTTACCAGCCATCCGCCGCCGCTGCGCTTGACGATGCGGAGCATGCCCTGGTGGTCAAGCATGGACTCTTCTGCAGCTTTGTTCAGTCGGTCATTGTCGGCAGGCTCGACGTAGTGAATATCGATTGGATACGCGCCCAAGTTGTACATGTAGGTGAGAGCCGCATGGGGATCGTTGTCGCAGCCGGCAATGACCTCGAAACCGGCTTCCATGAAGCCCACGCTGAATCCGCCTGCTCCGCAAAATAAATCCAGAGCGACCGGCCTAGCGCGCCGATTCTTGCGCGGTGCATCTGTGGGTACGTACAACCCGCTTGCTGTTTGCATCCATGCGCTCATGCCGATTCCCACGCCGCACGCTTATGCGGCTACTCGCTTCCCGTTCCCCTGTGGCCGGCCGTGCTTACGGCGCCACCGCGCGCAGTCTTCACAGATATCCGGCCATTCGTGATCGAAACGCTCCTCTAGGTGGCCTGGCCCAACGCCGATGGTGCAGGCCGCGCAGCGCGGATGGGTACTCCACGGCGTGCCGCAGACCTCGCAGTGGCCGCGCGGTACCTCCCGATGATCGTCCCCGCCGGTCTCCGTTGACGGCGGGGTTACGTAGGGTCCGCCAGCGCTACCTCGATTTCGGCCAGCACTTCGGGTGGCGGATCGTCCTGGAAGAGTTCCGATGTCGGCTCCGCATGCCGCAACAGGAGATGCCGCTCCAGCCCTATGCTGGTGGAAAAGATGGATTCACAGCCTTGGACCGGGCACGCCAAGCTGGGCAGCAGCTCCGGCTCCGACGGCGCGGCTGGCGATAGTGCGGCTGGCGCCTCAACGTTGCGATGCACGCGCCTGCGATGCAGATCGAGTGCACGCTGCGTGGCAAACGTCCGATCGCAGCCGGCGTGATCGCAGGCGAAATCTCCTGGTGGCGATTCGTAGCCGCGACGATTCCCGGCAATGCCATGCATGGCGCGGCGATGTCCGCCGAGACCCTGGGACGTCGCGAACGTCGCGTCGCATAGTGAGCACACGTATCCCGACGGCGACGTCGGGTTCATTTTCGTCGGCGGCAGGTTCGCTGGCGTATTGAACTGCACAAGCGCCGCGAAGAAGGCGTCACGCGCCTGCGCCAGCTCGTCCGCCAGCAGCGCCAGCTCTTTCGATTGTTGTTCATGCCGCGCCTGCAGATCGTGATAGCGATCGCCGGCGGCCTTGACGTCATCCCACGTAGGTGTACTCATCGATCCCTCCGGTCGACTCGTGCTGTGCGAACAGATCCGCCAGCTCGTCGAGCAGTGCATGCACCCGCACCACATCCGTCGGCACGCACTGGCGAAGCTGATTCACCAGGACCTCCGCGTTCTCGCTCCAGGAACGCGGCGCGAACAATTCGGCCGGCAGCGTCTGGACCGCCTCACGCGCCGCGACCTGACTCGCTTCCTGAACATCCCGCACGCGGAGTTTGCCGCTCTCGCCGAGTCGCGCAGCCAGCACCTCCTGACGATCCGGCGATAGCTTCGCGGCGCGCTCGGCCACCGAGATTCGGATGCGGCCGTCATAGAGCGCGGTGCGCAATGCTGGGATCAGGTTATGCAACCGCAACCGCGCATCTACAACCTGCGGCGGTAGACCGGTCGCTGCGCAAATGGCCGCCTTGTCAGCACCGTGGGCAATCAAGTCCTCGATTGCCACCAGATCAGCGACGGGATTACGCCGGCGCTCGCCGTTCTCGATCAACGTGAGCACGGCGGCTGGCGTCCAACCGGCGGGAAAGATGCGCGCGGGAATATGTGAGAGTCCAGCTGCGCGCGCCGCTTTGATGCGGTTACGTCCGGCGGCGACGACATAGCCGTCGCGCCCCTCGATCAGCAGGATACGTTGCAGCACGCCATAGTTCCGCACCGAAGCAACCATGCTGGCGCTCGGCGGATCGCCGTATAGTTCTTCGTCCGGCGGGAGCTCGGCCAGCGCGATCACGCGATCCTTGCCGGCAACGGGCCGCTCGGGAATGAGCGCGAGCTGCTCGGTCATTGATCCACCTCATCCACGCGCACCATTGCCGTGCGCGCTTTCGCCGCTGTGGCTTCGTGGTTGTTGCCACGTACCACGGCGATCCGGCCGCAGGGCACGGCCATGAAGAACGCTGGCTCGTAGTGCGGCGTGTGGCCCTCGGGGCGACAACGGGCTTCGTACTCGAAGCTCGGCATGGTGCGCAACACCGCGCGACCCGCGAAGCGCAGCCCGCCCTCCACGTCTTCCCACCAGACGCCGGCGCACATCTCGGGCTGACGGATCACGGCGTGCGCCGCGCGGTTCTTGGGGCACCGCCATGAGTCATAGGGCTGGACGTTGTTGACCCAGGCGCGATCATGCACCAGGAACAACTGACTGGCCGGCGTGATCTTTGCAAAGGGGATATTTGGCGGCAGGCGGCGGCTTAGGCCAAACCGGCGGACCTCTTCGACGAAATCGGCGACGTTGGGGTAATACTCGCGGCCGACGCGATCCACCAGGTGCGTCACGCCATCGCGTTCGATCACCAGAACGCCACGGGCTGGCACGTGCAGATCGCCCAGTTTGATCGGTGGATCGAGCAGGAAAAACTCGACCGGCATCCCGCCCTCGCCCAGGCCCAGCTCCCAGTACGCGCCCCCGGCTTTCCGGTGACCGCACCCGCGCTCGACAGGCTGGGGAAAGACCACATCAGCAGCCATTACGCACCTCTTACCGTGACTCGAAATCGCGCTTGACCTGTTCCAGAAACGCCTGCAATGCGTCATCGTCGGTATCGGCGACCGGGACCGTGGCTGGCGGCTCGGAGCGCCCACCCATGAGCCAGGCCCGAAGACCGCCGAGCGTCGTCACGCCGTCGCGCTGTGCTTGATCCAACGTGTTCTTGGCATCTGACCACTTCATCATCGTGCCCCTGCATCGGCGATGATTTCGCACAAGATGTCGCGGGTGAGTTGTTCCGCGCGTTCGGCTTCATCGACGCGCTCAATAGCCCGGTCGAGGCGTGACTCCGCAACCTCACGATCGAAATACCTGGGCGGCAGATGTCGCAGTTCTAGAACGCGCAGTTCAGCACTTTTCTTTGCGGCTTTAGCGTTACGGAGTTCCGAAACCGCGCGTTCATGCGCGGCTTGCGCATCAATGATTGACTCGCGATCAGTAGCGTGATACACGACATACCTCTGGTTGCTGCTAGGCCGCCAGGCTCTCGGAAATCTCGTCGGGTGTCATCGTGCGCTTGATGGCGTCTATCCGACTGCGGTCGAGTTGTACCCGCGCAGCGGCCACGCGGTGGCGACGCGGCTGACGTTGGATTGGGGCAAGCGGCTCGCAGAGGAGCGCGGCGGCGTGGATCGTCTCGTAAGCGACCAAGAGGGCACAGGCGGCCCGATGCCAGCAGACACCCTGCATCGCCTCGCAGTCACACGACTCCACCGTCGCGGTGTGCATGACCCAGTGGCGACTCTCGCTCTGGATCTCGAGCATGTTGCCGCGGAGGGTAAACGCGCGGCCGGCATCCAGTTGCCGGAGGGCTTTGTCGAGCGCGCGGTGGAAGGACGTGTTGCCGGGTTGCTCGGTCTTGAGACCAGCGGCAATGAACTGCAACGTGGTCAGGTTGACGATCAGTTCCGTTGGCCGCTGCGGATGATGCACGGAGAACGTCATGACGCACCTCATTCGTTGGAAATCCACTAAAACGAACTACTTGCAGTATAGCAAAACCTGCTTGAAAATGCAATAGGCTGTATAGTCAATAAAACAACTGGACGACACGCTAATAGCCTGCGGGCGAGTCATACGGTGCGAGATCGCGAAACCGTGTCGTGCGTTGATCGAAGAAGAGTGGCACGACGCCCAGCGGCCCGTTGCGGTGCTTGGCGATATGGATCTCGGCAACCCCCTTCTTGTCGCTCTCCTTGTCATAGAGCTCCTCGCGGTAGATGAACAGGACCAGATCGGCGTCCTGTTCCAAGCTGCCGCTCTCCCGCAAGTCGGCAAGCACGGGCACATGACTCGTGCGGCCTTCCACGGCGCGCGACAGCTGCGACAGCGCGATCACGGGAATGTTGAGCTCACGCGCCAGCTGCTTGAGCGCTCGTGATATCTCCGAGACTTCCTGCACACGGTTCTCGCTCCGCTTCCCGCTGCTCATCAGTTGCAGGTAGTCGATGATCAGCAGTTCGAGGCCATGCTCGGCGTGCATCCGCCGGGCCTTCGCGCGGATCTCCGTCACCGTACTGCGTGGGGCATCGTCGATGATGATCGGCAGCGTATTAAGCCGTCCCATCGAGTCGGTGATCTGCACGAGTTCGTCCGTCGACAGGCGGCCGGTGCGCAGCTTCTGTGAATCGATTCCCGTGTCGATAGCCAGCAGTCGCTGATAGAGCTGGTCACGTCCCATCTCAAGTGCGAAGACACCCACCGGCGCGTGCTGCTGCCGCGCGACGTGAAAGGCCATCGTCATGGCCAGGCTCGATTTGCCCACGCCTGGCCGTGCGGCCAGGATCAGGAGGTCCGACTTCTGGAGGCCGCCGGTCATCCGGTCGAGATCAAGAAAGCCGGTCGGCAAGCCCAGTGGCACCGCCTGGTCCTGCGCCTGCCGTCTCTCCAGGAACTCATAGTAGGCGTCGCCAATCTCGCTCAGCGTCGCATAGGTCTTGGTGTTGCGCTGGTGCGAGACCGCAAAGAGCTCCTGCTCGGCCTGATCGAGCGTGGTCTCCACGTCATCCGTTTCCTGGAAGCCGAGCGCGGCGATCTTGCCGCCAGCGCGAATGAGGCGGCGTAGCACCGCGGTCCGCTCGACAATCGATGCGTAGTATTCGATATGGAACGCCGTCGGCACGCTATTCGCGAGGTCGATCAAAAACGGCATGCCGCCGATCTGGTCGAGTCGTTCGCTGCGGCGCAGCTCGTCGGCGACCGTGGTGAGATCGGGTGGCGTGCGCCGGTTGTAGCAAGCGAGCTGCGCTTCATAGATCCAGGCATGCTTTTCAAAGTAAAAATGTTCGGGCGCCAGCCAGGCCGCGATCGGCACGATCGCCTCGCGATCCAGAAAGATCGCGCCCAGCGTTGCGCGCTCGGCATGCTCGTTCTGCGGTAGGGTTTTCTCAGACATGATGACGTCCTAATATAGGGCGAGCTGTGTCGTCGTATAGCGCGCCTCGAGCGTGGCGGGCAGCAAGAGCCGAAAGGCATTTCGGCCGTGGTAGCCCTTCTTCCACAGGAAGCAGGCATACGCCGTCGCGTCCGTGCGGCCGTCGCCGGTGAAGCTTGGGCGCTTGCTGTACACGCCAACATCAAGACAGGGATAGTCACGCCACAAGCCAACGGCACGAGTCAGGCTTTCCATGAACGCGAGTCGCAAGAGGAAGATGAGATAGCCACCCTCATCCAGCAGATCCAGCGACCGCCGCACACACGCCTCTGCAATGTGGTAGGGCGGATTGCCAATCACGAGATCGAACGACTCATACCACGGCATGCTGAGGAAATCACCATAGCGGTAGGAGTCGTACGCCTTGTGCATGGGTTCATCGTGCCGGAGCTCGGCTCCGACAATGCGGGCATGGCGCCAGCGCTGCCGTGCGGCGCTGCCCCAGATCCCCGCGCCGGCGCCCGGATCGAGGATGCGGGTGGGAGCCGCCGCAAGCCACGGCACCAGCAGCTGGTCGAGGGCCGACTCAACGGCCCACGCGTCGGTCGGGTAGTGATCAAAGCGATCACGAGGTCGGAGCTGTCTGGTGGTGATGATCATACGCGCCTCGACGACTCATGCGTCGCTGATCACAGGTGATTAACACGACTTCCTCGGCCATGCCGGCAATACGACTCGCGATGCGCGGCGGATGATCCTCGCGGCGGAGATTGGACGTGATCACGGTGGGAAGGGCATGTACCGCGCGGTAGTTCAGGATCTGGTACAGCTTTTCGTCGGCCCACTCGGTGGCGCGCTCTGCCCCGAGCTCGTCGAGGACGAGCACATCCACGCTGCGCAGGCGGTCGAGCCGTGCGATCATCGCGTCATCCACGTTGCGGACGTCGTAACCGGCGCGCAGCTCGTCGAGCAGATCGGGGGCGGTCTCCCACCGGATGCTATACAGCTGCTCAACGAGGCGGTAGGCAATGGCGGCGGCGAGGTGAGTCTTCCCCGATCCGTTCGGGCCGCACAGGTAGAGCCAGTGGCCGTCGGGGCGTTCTGCATAGGCTTGGGCCGCGGCGAGGGCATGGCGGGCAATCAGGCGTTGCCGATCAGGATCAACGGTAAAACCACCCCACGTCACTGGCTTCTGATACACCCGATCGACCTCGAAGGTCGCGAAGTGGCACGTGGCGTAGGTTTCACCGAGATCGGCACGGAGCTGCGCTACGCGGCGGTCGATAGCGCAGGAACACGGCACCACGCGCACGAAATCGGGATTCGAGCGATCGGCCAGCACGCCATCACCACCGCAGCGTTCACACGTCGTCATGGCAGGACCTCACAACCTTTCAAATAGTCGGGGGTGCTGTCGCGCTTATAGATTTCCATCTGCTCGCGAGGGGTGCCGGCGTTCCGGCGCAGCTCGCGCTCGGTGGCGCGGGGTGAACGACTGGTCGTGCGCGCCTGCCGCTCCTGAGCAAATTGCTCCGCCTTCCGCATCCAGGTGCGCCAGGTCGCGACCCAATCGACCTGGCGCGATCCTTTGCCCCGGTGATGGTCACAAAACTGCTCGGTCTCGGTGCTGAGATCCACCGACGGACACTTTTGCGCTGCCCAGCGGCGCATCTCGGCGGTGACGTAGAACGGATCGGGGAGCGAGCTGGTCCGCTGGTGCTTGGCTGGACTCGTAGATGTTGGTTGCGGCTCGGCTGGTGCTGGTGAATCTTCCGCCCGGTTGGCGGTGGGTGGGGTGTCCGGCGCAGCCGGCACCAAAAGAGTCTCTGTAGGAGTCTCTGAAGGAGTCTCTGTTCCTTTAACATCATGGCAATTTGCATCGCTGCATCGTGTCAAGTTGCCATGATCCATCATGTCAAAATGACATGATGCATTTGTCAGCGACTCGAGCGCCGCATACATGATCGTGTAGTAGTTTGTCCGGTCACGGGCATCCTGACTCAGGTGGCGGACCTCGATGAGCTGGCGATCGCGCAGGCTCTTGATGGTCCGCGCGATCGTGCTGGGACTCCACCATGGAAACTGGGCATGCCAGTCCTCCACCGAGTTGTAGACCCAGCGCATCTCATCGATCACCAGCTCCGACTTATTGAGCCAGTAATGGAGTTGCTGCAGCATGATCGCCTCGTTCAGGCCGATCAGAATGGCGAGACGCGGCAAGACTTGAATCGGATGGTCATCAATCAACAGCTTGCTGGATGGACTCATGGTTGGCCTCTCCCATCATGTGGAGCTGCGGTTGCTCCTCCAAAAAGAACAGGGCGCGTTTTGCCCGTGTTAGTGCCACGTATCGGAGATTTTCTTCCTGCAGAAACTCTTCCGGCCGCTGGCCCTTCCAGCACAGCGGCAGTTTTTCGGGCTTGAGAATGAAGACGCGATCGGCTTCCAGACCCTTGGCGCGGTGGACCGTGGAGAGCCAGACGCTCGCCCGGTCGTCGGCGAACAGGCCTTCGATCTCGCGGCGCAGCGCCTCGACGGATGGCGCGCCGAACGACTCATAGCAGGTCTCCAGCGCCAGGCACTTGTCCTGCAGCGCGACGATCTGCTCTTCGGAGGCCTCTTTCTGCACTAGGAACCTGATTTGCTGCTGTTCCCATGCGCGCAGGTAGGTGAGAAATTCGTTCCACGGTCCCAACTCGGCGATTTTCTCCGCGAGGTTGCAGAGGTCTTTGGCGACATCACGGCCGCGGACGCGCGCGGGAATGCGCCGCTGAATCAGCTTGATACACCAGCCGATCAGCGGGGCCGTGACGCGGCAGATGATCAGATCACCCTCGCGTACCAATTGCCCAAGCTGGTCTTCAACGACAGATTCCACCTCACCCTCCAGCGCGGCAGGGCTTGCTTCAATGGCAGGGACGATCTCCTGGGCGAGGGCAATATGCGATTTGGGGCAGCGGTAGCAAATGCTGAGGGGCAGTTCGGTCGCGCCCGTCACAGTCTTAATATTCTGATATGACGCATAATCCGCCCCGCTGAAGCCCATAATACTTTGCCGCTCGTCCCCGACAAAGAGCATGCGCCCGCCTGGTGCGCGACTTCGGAATACGATGGCCTGTTGTGCAGCGTTCAGATCCTGCGCCTCGTCCACAAAGATCCAGGCGTACGTCGCGAGCGGGAGGTTGAGCGCAATCGGCAGCCAGAGCATGTCGGTGAAGTCGATCAGCTTCGGGCCGTACTGGGCGAGGGTGAGGCCGCGATCGAGGATGATCGGGACGGCTGGTAGCAGGCGAGGATCAACCTCTGGAATACCGCAGCGGTCGGCGAGCTGGGCGATGGCTGCGCTGTCGGTCGGTGACAGCGTGAGGCGCGCGAAATTGACGAGTTTTTCGAGGTGCCGTGCGCGCTCGCGAATCTGGCTCTTCGCATCCGGCGCGAACCGGAGGTCATCGGCGAGCTCGCGCTCGACCCACTCCTTGCACAGCTTGGTGTACTTCTGGCCATCAAGTTTCGTGCGGCCTAGCGCGGCATACACGGCGCTGTTGCCGACGCTATGGATCGTCTTGACCGTCATCGTCGTGCCGGCAAGCCGCTGACTCAGTTCGTCGGCAATATGCTTATTGAAGGCACAGAACAGCGCATCGCCATGAATGAGTTTGGCGGCTTCAACTAAAACCGTCGTCTTCCCGGCGCCTGCGACTGCGTTGATGATGCCGTCGCCCCGACCATTACGAACGAAATCAAAGATCGCTCGTTGGTACCTTGAAGGTTCAAATGCTGTCATATGACGCACACTTAATCGAATATTCACTAAAACGAATACCCGATGATAGGAATACCCGTTGTCGAGCGGTGGTGGTCACTCAGACAACGGGTATCTCCTCCGGCAGGGATATGACGGCTGCGATGGGGTGCGTCGGCCACCACAACCGTCGGTCACCCCCCACCGTATTTTGGATCCCCATCATACCGGTTCTTTGCCGTTTCGTCAAGAGTACAATGAAACGAACTACTCCTCACGATGAGACCCAGCGCGTACCATCTCAGGGGAGATGCCGACGAGAATCGGCGGCGGGGTTGGCAGCGTTTCCACCCCGATGGGACGCCAGAGATGCAGACAATGGTTGGCCATGTTGACGTATTCGCTGGCGCGCGGATGGTACTGCACGACAACATCTTCGGGGTCTCAAAAGAGGGCCTTGATCTGGCACATCTCGTCCCACGTCGGGGTGCGATTCTCGAACGAGACGGAAACGTGTTCCCAACCTGCACCGTCGCTGGCAATGACATGCGCGTAATAGATCGTGCGGCCCTTGCGCAGCGGCACACGAAACGCGCCATTGTTGCCGAAGGACCGATCCGATTTGAGTCGGCCGGTCGTGATGCGATACGGTTCGGGGACATGAAAGCTCACGGTGTAACCTCGGGAAACTCCATCCACTGCCGACCGTCAAGCATCGGCAGTGGTACTTTTTTGCCGCCAATTGCGCCTTGCTTGAAGAAAAATGCAACACCGGCGGCGGTGCATTGATCTCTCAGGCTGCGCACCCAAGCCATATCCATACTTCGTGCGCCGTGCCCGCTTTCCGCGCCGGCGATGACCCAGTGAATGGCCCCGCTGTCGAGCCAGTATTGGAGGTTAAGCGGACCCAGGAGCGGCTCACAACTAAGGAAGCGGACGCGAGCCGGCACGCACGCCAACTCGTAGATTCGAATCTCCACGTTCTGATTCTCGACCGACGTGCCGTACCAGACATTGTCCGGCGGCGTGTCGAGCCAGTCGGTTGGGACCATGAGGCAGATATTTTCCGGGCGCTTCGTCAGCAGGAGCCAATCAAGGTGCGGAGTCCGCCGGATCACCTGCCAGAGGTGCTTGCGCTCGTAGATGAGCCGTTCGTTGCTCTCGAACACGTCGGCCATGCTGGCGCAGAACACGCGCTTGCGCACTCCCTCGCGCTCCGCGACGGCGTTCCAGGCGAGTGGCTCCTCCCAATGCTTGCTGCCAAAGGTTCGCCGCGTAGTCGTTGCCGACGGCCCCCAGATGGCATGACCGAAACGCTTAGAGAGCGTTTCCGCGTAGCAGTTCTTGCAGCCGTCGCTGACCTTAAAACAGCCCCACCACGGATTGAAACTATGATGACACCACTCGATTGCGCTATTTGTGCCCATACGGTTCACTCCCAATACACGCGCGACATGGATCGCTCAGGTAGATCCCATGGCAGCATGTTGGCTCTTCGGGCGCATTACACACCGCAACGATCACGATGAGCAGGCAGATAAGGTTGATGGCAAGGAATCCTAAACACCAAAACATAGCAGCCCTCCATTCGTAGAGGGCGGTCCTTTCCCGGAGACCGCCCCGCCTCATACATCGCAGACAGCTGGGGTTACATGATCGGCTCCTTTCCCGCGCTGCGTCTGACTCGATCCGCCCCAGCCTATCACCCTGGTTTGGCATCTTCTCGACGGTCTCGGCGCGGCCTCTGCACGCCTGCGTCTGACGCGCGGACTCACGGTGAGTCGTTGCGGCCGGCCAGCTCGGCATCGATCCGCTGGCGCAAATCGTGCTTGAACGCTGCCAGCTCGTCGAGCGTCATGGCGTCTGTCTCGGCGGCCATCACCTCGATCGGCAGGACCAACTGGTGCTCGTTGATTTCCTTGAACAGCGCGTTAATCTCGGCCTTGAGCTGCGCGGCCGGATCGGGTGCGGCGCCGCGCGGCGCTGACTTTGGAGGGCGGGCGCGCTGTTGCCACTCGCTGAGGAGCTGGCCGGCCTGGTCAAGACTGAGCTTGGCATAGGCATCAACGCCGAACCGATCCGCGATCTCGGCGATGCCCACAATGTCGCGCTCGGCGGCCAAGCGCTGCAGCGCCCTGATCTGGCGCGGACTCGCGGGTTCCACAGCCGATGGCGACTCATCGCCGGCGTCATGCTCGATGATCGTCCCTTCCAGCGTGTCGGCCTCGTCGATGAGTTCCGACTCGAAGATCTCGCCCGTGCTCGTGCTGGCGTGCCGCCCGTCGGGCAGCGCCGCAACCGCGCCGCCGCTGAGCGCGGCCCGGGTCGTGGCCTGCAGGAGTGAGGCGGCATACTCGGCCACGGGCTCCATGAACAAGAGGTGCTTGGTCATGCGCACGCGCTTGTCGCCGCGCGGCACGCTGATGTCCACCGGCTTGCGCTGGAGCGCCCAGACGATACCGCGCAGGTCACCGCGCCAGTGTTGAAGCGCGAGCATGTTGCGCTGCAGCTCCATGATGTCGTGAATGCTGTGCGTCAGGACGATGACGTGGGCCATGCGCTGCAGCTCGGGAATAATGACCATGAGTCGCCCGACCGGCTTGCAGCGGCGCGGATCATCCTCGGCGAGCTTGAGGCTGGGGCAGGGGATCGGCTCACTGTGATAGCGACCGGTCGCCTGGTCGAGCCAGCGGACGCAGCGCTCGCCGTCGCAGCGATGGAGCAGGGCGCCAGCGGTATACGCCTCTTGCCACACGCTGAAGTTTTGATTCATTGTCGGGTAGGGCAGGACGACCCGAACGACCTTTGGTTCCTGGCCGAACACCGCGGTAAAGCGCGCGAGCGCTGCATCGTCGTCCGTGTCGAAGCGAAAATGGTCCAAGTCCTTGCCGACGACCTCGACCTCGCGCCCGTTGCGCGTCATCGTGCGCTTCTCGCTGCCCTTACGGAGCACACCAAGCCGTGGAAAGGCCACCTGCTCCTCAGTGACCTGAAGTGCTTTGATTGGCATCGCTTCCTATCCTTTCCTGCAGGAGGCGGAGAAAATCACTCCGATATTCCGGCGGCAGATTGGCGATGATCTCAAGTCGCTCATCGATCAGCTTTTTCATGAGCGGCATGACTTCGGCTTTCACCTGCGCCTTCGCCCGGTCAAACAACGCGTCTTCGCACTGATCGGGATCGTCGCCCTCCTCCAGATCGCCGGTGATGAACTCGCCGACGAGGACTTTGTCGCGATAGTCGCTGCCGATGGCAAACTGCCGTTCGTACTTGACGGAAATCGATCGAATCTGCATGGGGTTTCCTTCCTACCAGGAGCGCCACCTCTGTACGGCCCGGATTGATCGTGAGTCCGCGCCAGCCAAACTGGCGATACCAGAAGAGGCAGCGCTCAAGCTGTCGCTGCTTGCGCCGAAACCAGGGGATCACGTGCATACGCGTCTCCTTCAAAGGCAATCACCATCCAGTGCGGTTGGTCTGGGTCATAGCCAACATCGCCGGGCCGGCGACCCATGCCGTCCATATCAGCACGCGCGGCCCACACCGCGCCGCTGACGATGCGCGTTTCGCCGCACAGGAATGGATCGCCGGTGTTGGGGTTGATCAAGGCAATCGGTGGGTCGTAGATCATGAGTCAAATCCCTTCGCTGCGTTCATCGGGCGGGAGGTTGAGCTGCGCTTCCATCGCTAAGCCATGGATGCGCGACACGAGCCGTTGCGCCTGTTCCTTGTTGGCAAGGGCTTCATACGGGCTCTGCACCATCAGCTCTTTGGTGAGCGCATCCAGCACGCCGGTCGCCTGGTTCGCGAGCTTGGCGATGCGCTTGAGGTAGCGGTTCTTGACATGCCCGTCATCACTCGGTCGTGGCATCGTCGTCACCTGCCTTGAGGTGCTGCAGCGCCAATTCATAGCCGCGGCGGTGCATCGTGACCGTCCGCAGCACGCGCCAGGCGATGATCGGCAGGCCACCGATCGCAAACGAGCGCGCGACATCGTGTTCATAGCCGCGCCAGCTCCGGGATCGGCGCGTACGGGTGCGAAGGGCGGCGGCGGCGAGACAGAGACTATTGCCGACGACGACCTCGACCCACGTCCATTCCGGCTCCCAGCGGTGTTTATACCGATCCAGCAGCGCGGCATATCCGCTGACAAGCAGCAGTTGGGCGAGATCGATTCCGAACTGGTTCACAGATGGCCTCCAAATGGCGATGAAATGGGCTTCACGACGATCGGGCGTCGTACTACGATGGTCGTAGACCAGGAGGAACCGCTGATGACCCGTCACGCCGTTCGCGTGCTACTCCATCGCCGCCAGTGGGGTGCCCATTGGACACCGCCAGCCGCTCCGCTTCCAGGTACCTGGGTGCGACGGCCACGGGATGGCCATCCAGCACGAGCACGAAGGCGCGGATGGCGCAGTCATAACGAATCTCCCGAGTCATCGCGCGTCCTCCGGTTCGTTTCCTTCACTAGCCGACGAAACGGACTGCTGGGCAAAATGCGTATTCAGGATCTCGCGCACAACAGCGCTCTCGGACAGCATGCGCCGATGCGCCTCTGCTTTGATGCGCTCGATGTGTTCGGGGGCGAGCTGGTAGCCCGCCTGTTGATAGCGCCGCCGTCGTTGCCCCTGGCCTACTGATGCCTGGGATTGTGTCACACTGGCCTCCCATCATCGCTTTTAGTGGATAGTTCGTTTCATCGTATTCTATATGAAACACCATCTTGTGTCAATACTTCCACAACAAAACAATATGATTTTGGCGGATATTCAGTTATACTGAGATGGTGACAGGAGGATGTCGATGGGGCGACGACCACGGGCGACCAAGCAACACGCGCTGGGCGCGTATATTCAGCAACGACTCGATAACCTCGGCCGGACTCAGGTCTGGCTGGCGGAGGCCAGCGGCCTCCCCAAATCCACGATCAACGCGATCATCAACAAGGGCGTTGAGCCGGAGCTTGGGAGTTTGGCGCGCATCGCGCAGGCGCTCGACGAGAAACGTCCCGAAGTGATGCTCGGCGCGCTTATGACCGTGGCGGGGTATCCTGTGAGTCCGGCAACGCCGGCCGAGCAGACGCAGCAGCGTCTGGCGCTGATTCTGGAGCAGGCGCCGTGGCTGGAGCAGGCCTTGCCACGACTGGTGGAGTTACCGCCCGACCTGCAGCAGCAGATGCTGGCCTATATCGAGTTCCAGTTGGAGCAGCAGCGGAAAGCCGCAGACCGGCGTCAATAGCGTCGCAGAGTGCAATGACCGATAGAAACGGCAGCGCCATCCGCCAACCCCTTTCTCTGGCATATAAATAAAAACATATGTGCTAGTATCGTCTCCTACAGCCGATCGTGTCAAGTAGCGATTCTTACAGCGCGCTGACACAGTGCTATTGATTCTACCACGCGCCTCCCCTTAAGTGTCTAGGACGTTTGCCAGGATGCGTTGCTGGTCCTGGTCCTACGTGTCTAGTGACACCCTGGGTCAACAGCCGCTACACTCGGCGCATGGGACTCATCGCCGCCTTCGCCTATCTTCGGACCCTGCGTGAGGCGCAGGGCTTGTCGCAAGAAACGGTCGCGCACGCCATTGGTGTGTCCGCTAAACAAGTCTATCGCTGGGAAGGGGTCCGCCCGCCCGATCCAGGTGCAACGGCGCTCGCTCGGTACACCGCAATGGTCGGTGGCGCGCCCGAGCATGTCCACCAGTTCCTCTTGCGAGACGATGTGACGGCTGAAGACGGAGCACACCTCGCGACGCTCTGGTTCCAGCTGCGGATTGCTCTCGGCAAGTCAGGGACTGTCCGGACTTAAACGTCTAGGCGCTCATCGCGCGTGCGTGACGGTACTTGTCACAAGCATGTGCTGGGCCTGCGGGCAGTTGCAGTCTTGTACACGTATGTTATACTGCTGTACAGATATTCGTTTTATTGTAAGTCCATTATAGCAGTCTATGGGAGTGGGCGTACTTGGCAGAAGGTTTGAGGCAGGACGACGTGCGTGGAGGCCGTAGTTGCGATCGGACGGGTGATTTCCGAGGGTGGCTGGCTCCTGGTCCTGCTGCTGGTCCTGTGGGCGCTGGAGCGCGGCTGGTGGATTTCGGGGCGTGAGTATCGCGCGCTCAAACAGGACCGCGACGAGTGGCGGCAGCTCGCGCTGACCGGCACGACGGCGTTTGAGCAGGCCGTCTCGCTGGCCACGGCCGAGCGCCGCCGGCGCAGCGGGGATCGTGGGGTATGAACGTCGTGTCCTCCTGGCTGAAGCGCCTGCTCCATCCGCCAGCCCGGCCGCCCGCGGATGATCGGGCCAAGGATGATGTCGCGCGCCGCCAAGCTGAGGCCTTGCGCCGTCTGCGTCGGCTCCAGCTTGAGGTTGAGCTTCAGACGCGTTCGCACGAAAGGCCATCCGATGCTGACTAACACCCTGTCCTGGCCGGAACTCGTGTGGCTCCTGCTTGGGGTCTCGGCCCTGATCGTCAATGGCTGGGCGCTCATCGATGCGCGAGCGGATCGGGCGTGGCTGGTTCGGTTGCAGATCAACGGCGCACGCCGGATCGTCGCCGACGGCAACGTTCGCAACAACGTTTTCCGCCTGGTCAAGGCGGCGCTGATGATCGCCGCCGGCAGCTATGCGGCCACGATCCCGCCGGCGAATCCAGCCCAGCCCATCGCGCTGAGCAGCCTGATCCTCTCGCTGCTGCTGCTGTCCTGGGCGGGCATGGATGTGGCGCAGGCGATCGCGGACCGCATTGAACGGCGGCAGCTCATGGCACGCTTACGCGTACCACAGGACGCTCCACGGGGAGGGTCGCCGGCAGGATCGTCATCACGGCCAACGGATTGAAGCACACGATCACAAACGCCGGCGGCGATCCAGCCCGCGCCGCCGAAGCGATCGGCGAAGGCGTCAAGGGTATCCTGCGCGGCGAGTCGTAAGTCGGAAGCGGAAGGAGCGGCGTCATGTTCAATCTCGATCCCATGTTACAGATCGTGGCAGCCCTGGCTGCCTCCCTGGTGGTCTTCGTCAAGCCCAGTGTCGATATCTATAAGCTGGCGCGGCCGCTGGCGGCGAGCTGGGAGCTGCCGCTGGCGGCGATCTGGTTCGGGATCTTCTGGGGCCTGATCGCCTTGATTGCTATCGGCGAGATCGGGTCGAACATTGCCGGCTTGCGGATGACCGCCATCATCATGCTGGCCGGCTTTCTGGTTGGGATTCAGGCCGTCGGCGTGACGTCGCTCCACCAGTCGAGCGAGGATAAGCGTATCCTGGCGCGCTTTGGGGGAGCGGAGCTTGATCGGGCACCTGATCCGGTCACACCGCACGTGGCGCCGCGGGATGAGGAGCGCGCGGCGTGACGTACGCGATCATCCAGTATCCAGCGGTTGCAGGTTCCTTTACGCCGATGCGCAGCCGGCGCATCGATATGCTGGTGATGCACGCGACCGGTGGCGTCAAGGCCGGCGATCTGTGGACGCTGTCGGGCCGCGATCGACGGCACCTGGTGAGTTGCCATTATTACATCACCAAACTGGGCGAGATCTACCAGCTGGTGCAGGACAAGGACATCGCCTGGCACGCGGGCGTGTCGTTCTGGCAGGGCGAGAGCGACTGTAACCGCTTCTCACTGGGTGTTGAGCTGGAAAATCTGAACACCGGCACCGATCCGTATCCGCAGGCGCAGCTCGACGCGGCCATCTGGCTGGTGCGGCAGAAGGTGCAGCAGCACCAGATCCCACAGTCGCGGCTGGTGAAGCACGCGCAGGTTGCGCAGCCGCCCGGCCGCAAAAGCGATCCGCGCGGCTTCCCGTGGGAGTCGTTCGTGGGGCAGATCTACGCGCCGCCGCTCAAGCGCATGCGCGTGCGCTTCAACGATACCTGGGTCCGCACCGGTCCATCGATCACCAAGGCCGATCGGGTCGATTTTGGCCACGGGCCGATTAGCTTGGCGGCCGGGCGGATCATCACGGTCGCGCCGGCGACCGTGACCGGCGAGCGCCACACGCACCGCACGCTCGGCACGAGCGATCAGTGGTGGCACTGGATCGAACAAAAAGCGGATGGAAGCGTTGTGGAACCTGGTTTTATTTGGGCGCCGCAACTGGAGGATGCATGAGTCGCCATGAATCGGGCACGCAGGGCGGTATGCTGGCACGAAGCACGCCGACGCGCCGGGATCGCCAATCGCTGGGCGTTTCGGACCGTGTGTCGCCTGCCGATCGGGTCGGGCTTTCACCCCAGCGGGCCGGGCTTGCCCGATATCGATGCACTGGCGTGGGAGATCGCGGAACGCATGGCACGTGAGGAACCAGCACCCATCGTATTTCTGGCGGCGCTGCCGCCGATTCAGAGCGCGATCAAGGTCGGGGCGGACGGGGCGCGGATTCAGTTTGATGTGCCCAAGAGTGACCTGGACGCGGTGAAGCAGCTCATGGACTGCGACGGCAAGATCCTGAGTGTGGCGGTGGTGGTGGCGGATGAACCTCATGGTAGCGAGCAACCTCATGGTAGCGACTAACTATGCAGTGCCAAGCGAAAGCCAAGCGTACGGGGCAGCAGTGCACGCGCCACGCCGTGACGGGCTACGAGGTATGTGTGGTGCATGGCGGGAAGACACCGCGCGGCGTGGCATCCGCGGCGCTGAAACATGGGCGTTATTCACGTTCGTTACCCACGCGGCTGGTCGCGCGGTACGAGGAAGCCCAGCAGGACGAGCGCCTGCTGGAGCTGCAGGACGAGATCGCGCTGATCGACGCGCGACTCAGCGAGGTCTTGGGGCGCGTCAACACTGGCGAGAGCGGGCGCATTTGGGCGGCGCTCCTTGCCGCGAAGCGCGACTATCACAAGGCCAAGAACGGGGTCGACAAGTTTGCGGCGCTGTCGGCGCTCCTAGATTTGATCGACGAAGGCGCAGCCGACGAGGCGGCCTGGTTGGACGTGCGCAGTCTGATCGAGCAGCGCCGGCGACTGGTCGAGTCGGAGCGGAAGCGCACGGTGGAGCTGCAGCAGAACCTGAACGTCGAGCGGGCGCTGCTGCTCTTGGGCGCAGCGGCCAAGGAATTACGCGATAGTGTTCTCAAGCACTGCCAAGACGATCCCCAGCGTGCGAGACGCATCCTGGCGGATGCCAGCGCCGGCATTGAGCGACTGGTTTCTGGCGGAGCTCGCGAGGTCGCTCCAGCCCAGTGACGACCGCGATGCGTCGTCGCTGTTGCCGCCACTGGCATGGGCGGCGTGCTATCGCCGGATCGACGATCAGCCGTTTTCGCTCGCTCGCTTCACGCCCCTTAAGGCGATCTATGAGGACGATCATCCCCACATCGTGGTGATCAAGCCGGCGCAGGTCGGCGTCTCGGAGATGGCGGTCACCCGTGCCGCGCATGCGCTCGATGTCGGGGCGCGCTACTGGCACACCGGCAAGAACGGCCTCAACGTCGCCTATCTGTTTCCGACCAAGACGGCACTCGGCGATTTTTCCAAGGAGCGCATTTCGGCGCTCAAGCGCGAGAGTCGGCATCTCGCCGAGCTCTTTACCGGCGAGTTCGACGACATCACCTTCAAGCAGGTTGGCGACAGCTACCTGTATCTGCGCGGTGCGTGGTCGGAAGAAGCGCTCCTCTCATTCCCGGCCGATTTCCTGATCCTCGACGAGTACGACCGCATGGACAAGGCCGCGATCGCGCTCGCGCGCAAGCGTCTCCGTGCCTCGCTGGTCAAGCGGGAGCTGGATATCTCCACGCCCACGCTGCCGGGCGTCGGCATTCACGCGGAGTATCTGGCCAGCGACCAGCGCGTCTGGGAGATCCCGTGCGCCGCCTGTGACGCATGGGTGGAACTGGACTTCTTTCGCGATGTGCGGGCCAACGGCGAACCGTGGGACGTATGGCAGGACTGGGATGCCGAGCGACTGCATCAGGCCACGATGGATGTGGTGTGCCCCCATTGTGGACAACCGCTCGATAGATTTGCTGATGGCCGCTGGGTAGCACGGGCGCCCGCGGTGACCCGTATCCGCGGCTACCAGGTGCCGGCGCTCTGCTTTCCGAGCGTGTCACTCAATGAGCTGGCGGTGCATGCGGTCGATCCCGATCCGACGGCGCGCACGGAATTCTTCCGCTCGGATCTGGGGCTGCCCTATGAGGCGGCGGGATCGCGTGTCACGATCGCCATGCTCCAGGCCCTGAGTGCGGAGCTGCCGGGCGGGAAGCTCCCGGACGGGCCGTGGCGGCAGACCACGATGGGCGTGGACGTGGGCGCGCGCTTCCACTACCGGATCAGCGCCACGGGACCTGATGGCCAGCGTTATGTGCGCGCGATGGGCGCGGTCCGGTCCTGGGACGAGCTCGACATGCTCATGAGTCAGTACCGGGTGCGGCGCTGCGTGATCGACGCCATGCCCGAGATCCACGGCTGCAAAGCCTGGGCGGACACGCACGCCGGCAAGGTGCTGCGCGCCTGGTATCCGAGCGGGCTCAAGGGCGATTTGTTTGCGCCTGAGCCCGACAAGCTCGACGGCGAGATCAACATCAACCGCACCATGGCGATGGACGCCGTCTATACCGTGATCGCGACGGGTGCCGAGCACTGGCCGGCCGCGATTCACAATGACGGCGAGGTGCAGGCCCAGCTGACCGCCCCGGTGCGCGTGGTCGTCGAGGACGCGAGCGGCCAGGAAAAGGCCACTTGGGAGCACACGTCGCCGGACCATTTTTACCACTCGTGCGTGTACGACGTTTGTGCCTACCGCTCCCTGCCGAAAGCAAAACGCGGAACGGGATTGCACCAAGGACGCGCGAAGGGGTGGGGGGTCGAATGAAGATCCTGTCTGGACGTGACATGAGAACTTTGGAGCGAGAAATAAATCTTGGCTTGGAGACTACGTGTGGCCTGCTCAGTCGTGCACCGCGTGGCAGTGGCGATGATTTGGGCGACTATGTCGTGACCCACGTGCAACTCGTCGGTGTCCGCTACGTCGTGGGGCGCTGGTATCGTGTCTGGCGGGTGTTTGGACTAGTGAGGACGACATGAACCTCTTTGCAGCCATTCGCGCCGGCATCGAAGCGATGGGGCCGATCCCGGTCCCGGACGCAGCATCACAGGGTGCCCGCCGCGCCTTCACGATCCGCGCGCTGGCAGGCGGGCGGGCGACCTTCGATAAGCCCACCGACGTCTTTGGGACGCTCCGGGTCGTCATCCCGCCACCGGATGCCGAGTCGGCCTGGCGGATGGAGAATCTCGACGCGAAGACGCTGCAGCGCTACTCGCCGGCCAAGCTGATGGAGCTGCTCGCCGATCTCTCGCCGGAAGTATCGCGGGCGCTCTGGGATTTTCTCCGGCTGTGCAATCCCGGCTACGAGGCAAACGCGCTCCGGACCGGCAGTGAGGCGGTCGATAAACGCGCCCAGGCGGCGCTCGATGCGTTCATCGATCAGCTCAACGATCTCTACGGCTCCTTTGATGTCGTGTTGGGCCGGCTCTTCACGGGCGCCTTTCTGCGTGGCGCATTCGTGGCCGAGCTCGTGCTTGATCAGCGCGGGCGTGTGCCGGTCGATTTGGTCACGCCTGATCCGGCGGCGCTGCGCTTCCGCAAGCGGCAGGATCCCGTGCGCGGCACGGTCTATCAGCTTTGCCAGTACCAGGGCGCCGAGCTGGTGGATCTGGATCGTGAGACCATCCGATACATTCCCGTCGATCCCTTCCCCGGCTCACCCTACGGCCGACCGCTCGTCTCCGCGGCGCTCTTTTCGGCGCTCTTCCTGTTGGCGATGCTCCACGACTTGCGCCGGGTCGTGCAGCAGCAGGGCTATCCGCGCCTCGACATCTCGGTCGATCTGGAGGCGCTCGTCGGCGAGATGCCGGATATTGAGGACGAGCCGGCGTTTGCGGCGTGGACAGAGGCAGCTCAGAAGGTGGTTGCCGGCATCATCGAGCAGTACGGCAGCCTGGAGCCGGACGATGCCTATGTCCATAGCACTGGTATTACCGTCAATCGGCCAGTTGGTGCGGTGGATAGCAGTAGCTTGGGGGCCGTCACGGGACTCATTGAAGCGCTGGAGCGCATGTGCGTGCGGGCGCTCAAGACCATGCCGCTCCTGATGAGTCTCGCGGAAGGCACGAGCGAGGCGAACGCGAACCGGCAGTGGGAGATCCACGCGGCCGGCATCAAGGCGCTGCAGCACTTGGCCGAAACACTCCTGGAGCGCCTGTTCGGAATCGGCCTCCAGGTGCAGGGCATCCAGGCCACCGTCCGCTTCCGCTTTGCCGAGCTGCGCGTGGCGGAACTGCTGCGCGACGAGCAGGTGCAGGCGCTCAAGAACCGGAACGCGCGTGAGGCGTATAACAACGGCTGGATCAACCAAGACGAGGCCGCAGCGTATGCGCTCGGGAAGGAAAAGGCCGATCAGCAGGTGCCGCGCACGGGCGGTGGCACCGGCGGTACGGGACAGGTTGGCGGCCTCGTTGGCGGCCAGCCCGATCCCGGCAGCGAGCGACTGCTCAAGGAGCTGCGCGCCACGCGGGAAACCGTGGGACTCGCCATGCTGGGCGCGCGGCGCAACGGGCATGTGGAGGGTGTGGAGGGATGAGCGTGTTGAGTATGATCCTCTGGGGCAGTCTCTACGTGCTGGCGATCGTCGGCATCTGGGCGGTGATCGCGGCGATCGGGTTCGTGATCGTGCAGACCATTCGGGAAGGATCGCGCCGCCCACACAACCTCACGCAGCCCGTACCGGCACGGGCTGAACCAGCGGGCGATCCTTACGGCCAACTGGCCACGCATGTTGCCGCACTGCTGGGCTGGGGACACTGGGATACCGCCTTTCTGCTCGATGAGTTGCAAGCAGCGGTGAAACACGACACAGCTCCAGACGTTGTTCGTGACGCAATTCGCAGGACGTACACATGAGCGAGCCCGTCATCCAGATCCGGCACGAGTTCGCGATCGTGAGTCCCGCGAATGAGACGATCGCCGGGTGTACGGTCGAAGAGCGGCATGGTGTGCTCTGGATCTTCAACCTGTGGACCCACCACGAGCACCGGCGCAAGGGCTACGCGACGCGCATCCTCGACGCGGCGATCGCGCTGTACGGGAAGGAGCCGCTCTACCTCACGGTCGGCGCCTACACGGATCGTGCGGTCGGTGATGAGCAGTTGATGGCGTGGTATAGCCGCTTCGGCTTCAAGCCTATCGAGAAAGCACCCGGCCTGCTGCGACGGCCACCGACAGGAGCGGGCTCGTGACGAGCATACCATTCGGTCAACTCTACCGCACCCTCACCCGCGAGCTGAGTCGCCGCGAGACGCGCAGCATCGAGGATGGCCCGACGCCCGACGAGCTGGCGTTGGAGGCGCAGTGGGCGGACGAGCTGGAATCGATCCTGATCGCCCTGTACCTGCTCGTCGTTGTCCGTCTCGATCAATTGCCGCGCACAAGTGAAGCGGCCGTGCGCGCCTGGCTGGAAGACCAGTACCGCGCCGATCCGCTGGCGACTGTGCCGCTGCTCTTGAGTCTGCAGACATGGCTGCGACGGGGCGTGGATCTCGGCGGCGCAAGCGCACTGGAACTGCTCGGGTATGGCGGTCTTCCGTTTCACCTGACCGATCCCGTGCTGCTCGCGGCGATCGATGCGTTTGCGACGCAGCTCGTGACGATCGGGGGCGACTTGTCGTTGCTCGACACCACGATCGACGATCTGAGCAGCACGCTCTGGGGTGCGATTGCAGCCGATCCGGCGGTCGAGGTGGCGGCACTGGCGACGGCGGTGCAGGACCGGGCGGCGGTGCGGAGTGCACTGCGGGCAAACCTGATCGCCGAAAGCGAGATCAGCCGGTCGCTGAATGCGGGCCTGGTCTGGACCTACGATCGCAACGGCGTGCCGCGGGTGCAGTTCTGGCCGCGCGAGGATGCCTGCGATATCTGCGAGCCGGATCGTGGCAAGGCGTTTCCGGTGACCGCGATTCCGGCGGCCTATGAGATCCCACGGCATGTCAGATGTCGCTGCATCTGGTTGCCCGTCGGTTTTGAGTCAGTGAGCGTGGTATGGACTGGAGGGACGGTGTGAGCGAGCACGAGCATGTGTGGATTGCCGATACGCCGGTAGTCCTTGATGGCCAACCCAAGGATGTGCCGCAGACCTGTGTGGGCTGCGGTGCCACCCGGACGATGCATATTCGGTATGCCTTGGACGCCGGGCCGGAAGATCCGCGCCGGCGCCACACGCCTGGTGCGGAGGCACGCCGGCAGCATGCGGACGATCGCCGGCAGCAGGAGCCACAGTAGCAGCGTATGGACGAATTAACGTCATTTCGCTGTAAGCGCCGGAGCTGCCGTGCCGTGTTGGGAGTCACCGATGGGCGGCGGTTGATCGTGCATCTGGACAACGGCCACACGCTGCTGTTTGAGTCGGTGGCGGTGTTTCGTTGTGGCTGCGGCTGGCTTCAGCGGTGGCGACCAGCGCCAGTAACGGCGCCAGTTGACACGCCCGGCGCGCGGTGCTATACTGCAGCCGATCCGTTCGTTTTATCGTTTGACAACTGAAACGAACGGTACACCGGTACAATTGACAGACCTGCGTCGGAACAGTACCGACACCCACGGAGATGAGCGCCCGTAGCTGTCACGGCTACGGGCTTGTTGTTTGGAGTCGCGCATGGCCGCAGAGCCGACACTGTTTGCCCATCCGGCCCGCGTGCAGATCCGGGCGACGAACGACGAGCTGCTCGCGCTCGCCAAGGCGCAACGGGCGCTCGATCCGGCGATCTTCGAGGAGTTCGAGCCGTATTTCTGGGCGGCCGAGATCAGCTCGAACCGCATCGACGCCTACTACACGCGCATGATGCCCTCCAGTCTCCGCAACTATGCGGCCGACGCCGCGGCCGGGGTCGCGTTTCAGGACAGCCACCGCACCGACGGGCTCATCCGCACCTTCGGTCACTCGTTGACCGGTCGCTATGTAGAAGACGGCGGCGAAGATGCGGCGATCACACTGGCCGACTTCTACACGCTCCGCGGGATGGATCCGCAGATCGACGGCTTCATCAACAAGGCGCGCGCCGGGATTACCCGCGATGTCTCCATCGGCTTCTACGGCGGCCGCATCATCTGCTCGATCTGCGGCAAGGACATGTGGCGCGACTGGTCATGCCCGCACATCCCCGGCATCGAGTACGAGGTCACGAGCACCAATGAGGAGACCGGCAACGAGCAGCGGCGCATGGTCCTCGCGCTGGGCCTCGTCGAGGACGCGCATCTCGCCGAGGTGAGCGTTGTCTATGATGGGGCGACGCCCGGCGCCGCCATTCTCAAAGCGCAGGCCGAGGCGGAGCGCGGTCGGATCAAGCCCGAGGCGATCCGGCTGATTGAGCAGCGCTATCGGCTGCGCCTGCCCGATCCCCGGATTACCGTGCCCGGCACTGCGCCGGCAAAGGAGGAACCACCAGTGACTCAGGAACCAGATCCCACCCGCGCCCAGCCGGAGTCGGCACCCCTGGCGACCCAGCTCCGCACGCTGTTTCCGGACGCCGCGACGGATGAGGCAATCGTCGAAGCCGTGCGGACGCTTAAGGCGGAGAACGATCGCCTGCGCCCGCTTGCGGACGACGGCACGCGCTACCGCGAGGATCTGATCACCGCCGCGCTCACGGAGGGCGTCCGCGCCTATGGCGACACGTTCGCCAAGGAAACCTACGAGGGACTCCTGCGCGGCGCGACGATCGAGACGATCAAGCGCCTGCGCGATGACTGGCAGGCCGTGGCGGACCGGCAGTTTCCCGGTGGCCGGCAGACCCGCGACGAGGATGGCTCCGATTCATCCTCGTCGTCCAAGGCGCCGGAAACGCCCGACGCCGCATATCAAGCGTAGCGTGACTCACGGTCACGTGGTGGAGGATCTTCATGGCAGGACGAAACGACATCGCCTTTGACGATCTCCTCAATGAGAACGTCACCTATCTCATCGACGGCGTGACGATCACCTTCGACGCGACGCAGCCCAACGGCTCGGCCGCGGTCGGTCGGGCCGTCATGCTGAGTGGCAACAAGACGGTGGCGCTGGCTGATAGCAACGCCGCTATCGAGGGCAAGCTGATCAAGGTCGAACGCGACGGCAAATGCACCGTGCAGGTCGAGGGGTATATGAACCTGCCCGGTGGCGCCGGCGCGACGCTGACACCGGGAGCGGCCGTTGTGGGAGCCCTAGGTCCGGGCAATGCCCGTGGCTACGTCAAGGCGGCCGATACTGCGCAGTTAGCGCAGGTGGCCGCCGGGCGTGGCCGCATCGTGGATAGCGCCGATCCGGCCAACGTGTGGGTAGCGCTGCGCTAGATCCGCCGCATCGCCGGCGCATGGGGAGGAACCGAACGCTATGACCAAACCACAGGAAATGCTCCAGCGGTTCCGCGAGAACGGCGTGGAGCTCTATCGCGAAGCCTACAAGCGCGGCATGTCCCTGTCCGCCTTCCTGGAGTGGGACGAGCCGAGCGCCGGCTACAACGACGGCCTCGACGCCTTTGGGCGGCTCCTGAAGGTCGCCGGCATTCGGGTCCGCTCGTTGCCGGAACTCGGGGTCTATGCCGACAAGATGGAGACGCTGCTCGATCATCCCGACGCCCGGGCGCTCGCACCCGAGCTGCTCGCCCGCTTCTGGCGCCGCGTGATCCACGGCCACAGCACCAACACTCGCGCGCTGTACACCAGCGCGGACAGTGGCGTGGGCTCGGTCGAGCGGCCGTATATTGATGCAGCCCAAGCACGTGTCGACCGGATGCGCGCGCCGGCGATCCCGATCGGCGAGCTCGTCGCGCTGACCACGCCGATTCAGGGTGGGGATCTGTACCGGGCGCTGTATTTGGAGACGACCGACACGGAGCAGCTGCGCATGAAGCGCGTCTCCGAGGGCGGCGAGGTGCCGAAGGCCAAGCTGAAGAGCGGCCAGCGCGAAACCCCCATCTACAAGTACGGTCGGGCGCTGGAGATGACCTACGAGCAGTTGCGGCGCTCACGCATCGACAAGGTGCAGTTCCACATCGAGCAGCTGGCGGTCCAGGCCGAGGTGGATAAGGTCAGCACGATCATCGCGATCCTGGTTGCCGGCGATGGCAATCCCGGCACCGCGCCGGAGGCCTTCAGTACCACGACACTGGACCCCGCCGCCGCAGCGGGCGCGGTCACGCTGATCGCCTGGCTGTCCTACAAGCTCAAGTTCCCGAACCCGTATGCGCTGACCACGGTGCTCGCGCGCGAGGGCAACGCGCTCAAGCTGCTCACGATCAACACCGGCAGCGCCAACGTGCCGCTCGTGATGATCCAGGCGGCCGCCGGCTTTGGCGGATTCACGCCGATCAACCCCGGCCTGGCGGACAATGTGCGGTTGGGCTGGGTGCCCGATGCGCCGGCCAGCGCCATTGTGGGCTTCGATAGCCGCTATGCGATCGAGCGCATCACCGAGATTGGCTCGAACATCACCGAGATCGAGCGCTTCGTCACGCGCCAGGCGCAAGAGATCGTCATGACCGAGTCCGAAGGCTATGCCGTACTCGATCCGAACGCGATCAAGGTGCTGAATATCGCCTAGACGCGCGATGTGCGCGCCGGATGAATCCTGTGGAGAGGTGACCCAATGGCTGAGGAGTCCAAGACGCTCTGGGTGCGGTCCAATCGCAACGATAACCGCGTTGTTTTGTACGAGGTGGATCCCGCGCATCCCGGTGGCGAGGCGTTGGTCTTCCGCGATGGCGATCGCGCCTTCGAGGTTGGCGAGACGCCGGAAGTCCAGCGGCTGCTCCATGAGAAGCAGCTGGTGAAAGTGCCGGCAGCGGAAGTCAAGAAGCAGCAGGCGGCGGAAGAGACGAAGTAGCGTATGGCGATTGCGGAGTGGATCAGCGGTGTCTGGGCGGAAACGGAGCGCATGCTTCAGGCAAAGCCCACGGTCGCGTATGAGTCGAAGCGCGAGCTGGCGATTCAGAGCGCGATTGCCGAGCTTTACGCTGCGGCCGCGCCGGGCGTGGCCGTACCGCCGCCAAGCGAGCTCGACACTGCCGATCCGCTGATCCAGGAGCTCATCGCCTGGATCAGCGTGCAACGACTCATTCCGCTCGCCAAGGACGTGTACATGCAGGATCCGCTCTCCACGAATGAGAGCTATCAGCCGGGCGGGTCGGGCGGTGTGTCCTACTACAACAAAGCGCAGGCCCTGGATGTCCTTGCCGAACAACTGACCACCTGGATCGCCGCCCGCCAGCCGCTTGTGATCAAGTTGATTCGGGCGATGGTTGGGACGGTGCCCACGCCGCGGCCGCGCCTGCCGTTCTTTGCCCTTGCGCGTGGAGAACGAGGCCGATGACGACACCCGCGCTGCAGTCCGAACATATCGCTCGTGCCGTCCGCACGGCACTGGAGGCGGATCTGGCGGAGGCGCTGGGCGCGGTGGCCGACGCATGGGCCGCGGCCGGCGCGCCGCTTGCGTTGCCGCCGATCGCCCGCTACGGCTTCGGCTTTAAGGAAACCGTGCAGGCCATGCCGCCTGATGTCTTTCCGCTCGTGAGTGTCCTGGCGGCGGCCGTGACGCCCGTCGAGGAGGGCAGCGATCAGGCATGGACCGAGGCGACGCACCAGCTGCTCATCGAGGTGCTGGTGCATGTACCGGCAACGGATGAGACCGATCCAACGCCCAACGAGCAGGCCATGATTCTGGCCTGGCGCTACGCGGAGGCGTGCGCGGCCGTGATTCGGGCGCAGAGCACGTTCGCGGGGTTTGAGCTCGCGAGCGCCGTGCCGACGACGATTGAGGGGCAGCCGCTGCAGCATCGGCCGAAGAGCGACGGTGGGCGCTTCACCGGCTGGCTGTGCGGCCGGGTGCTGCAGTACCAGCTGCGCGGGGAGTACGCCTCATGATGATGATAACGCTGGAAGGTGTCGAACAGGTGCAGCGCCGGTTTGCGGCGCTGGGTCTCCACCTCTTTCCGGCCACGCGCCGCGGCCTGGCGCGTGCCGGTCAGCGCGGGGCGGCGCTGCTCCAGGCATTTGCGCCGCGCAGCACGCAGCAGCGCGACCATCTGGCCGACAGCTTTCGATCCGCCGTTGGTGGCACGGGCACGGAACTGTACGCGGACATCACCACGACCATGCCCGATCGGGCGCGCTTCGTCCGCGAGGGCACCCGCCCGCATCCGATTACGGCGCGGCCCGGTGGGGTGTTGCGGTTTGACTGGCCGCAGGGACCGCGGGGGCCGGGAATCTACTTCTTCCGGCGCGTCAACCATCCGGGAACCGCGCCCAATGATTTCGTCGCGGCTGCGCTGGACGAGATCCGGCAGGCTGCGCTGGCAGAGCTGACCATCGCCATTGCACAGGAGGTCGATCGTGGCTAAAACCGCACAGGACACACCACGCACCAACGACGCGGCCGGACAGCCGGCCCAGGTCGTTGTCACGTACAAGGGCGACAAGCGCTGGGGTAACAGCGCCGGGCTGACGCTCGGGGATCGGCACTTCGTCACCGGTGTGCCACAACGGCTGAGTCGCGAGGAGGCCGATGACCTCCAGCGGCAATTAACCGAGCACAGCGCCTATACGCACTACAAATTTACGTTCGAAGCGCCCGCGGAGTCGTAGGTCGTGCGACTGGCGGCGGTCAGCGTTGCAGAGGAGATGACTCATGGCAACCGAACTTGTGCAAAACATGACCTCAGTCGAGGGCGATATTCCGAAAGGATCGGTGCGCATTGTGGTCAGCGAGCTGACCAGTCCGCCGGCGTTTCCGACCAAAATCGAGGACATCATCGGCACGGATCGCACCGACAGCGCAACGTTTCTCAAGTTGAAGACCGGCTATCGTGATGTCGGTCGCACGAATGCCGACGGCATCACGTTCGGGACGTCCTTCGATCGCACCGAAGGGATCGAAACCGACCAGGACGACGAGCCAATCGGCGGGGGCGAGATCACGAATCTGCAGCGCACCGCGCAGTTCACGCTGCTCGAGTTGAATGAAAAGAATCTGCGCCTCGCGTACGGGCTGCCCGATCCAACCACGATCGCCGAGGTTGTCGGAACCAACGTCGAGCAGCTGGTGCAGGAGATTCGGGGCCTTAACCCCGAAGAGCAGCAGCTGATCGTGCTGCAGCTCCACCCGACCACGAAGATTTTGTACGCCTGGGCATACTTCCGTGCCGAGCTGCAGGAGATTGGCGATCTCCAGCTCAGCAAGAACCCGAACGGCCTGCAGCCGACGTTTCAGCTGAAGAAGGATCTCGCCACCGGCCTGTATGGGAAGCGCTTCCGCACCGCGGCTGCCGTGTAAGGTGCGCAACGACTGGCAAACTACGAGTCATACGAGGAACCCATGACGAACGCGTTTGACGATCTACCGATGAGCGGCCCGATTCCTGATGATGAATGGGCCGGACTCCTGCCGGCCCTGGAGACGATCGAGCCGGAGCCGGTGCCGGCCACCGCGGAATCGCCGGCCGTGGACTTTGGCGACTACAGCGTGGAGCTCGCCGGGCGGCGCTTCATCATCCAGGAGCCTGACATCGACGACATCACGGCGCTCTGCCGCTGGATCGGCGACAAGGGCACGCGCGCGGGCCAAATTGTGGGCCAGCAACTCAAGGGTCTCTTCATGGAGGTCGTGGGCGGCAAGCCGATGGCGGCGATTCCCTACGAGCAGATCGTCTTTGGCTTGCTGGCGGGGCTCTACACCGAGGACATCATCAAACTCGGGGTGATCCTCCTGTTCGGCGGCGCGGACGACGCGAAGAAGGACGGCATCGCCTGGTTCAAGGGCATCGACCGCCGGCACATCAAGATCGAGCCCCTGGTGCAGGCGTTCGCCTACCGCGTGGCGCTCTCCCAGGATCTGCGTGCCGCCCTAAAACGCTTGCCGCTCGTGCAGGCCGCGTTTCAGGTCTGAACGAGCGGACGTCCGTGCCGCCCCACGCGGCGGCGCTCATCTTCGATCTTGCCGACACGCTGGAGACGCTGCTCAACAGCATGGTCGCCAGCGTCGTAGCCCAGTGGCAGATGCCACTGGGCGAGGTGCGTTCCTGGTCGTGGCGACGCCTGCAGGCCGCGCATTCGCAGGTACAACGTGAGCGGTACGATGCGCACTTGGCGCAGGTGCAGGCCATCGAGGCGGGGCAGGTGCGTGCGACGCTCGCCACTCACGGCAAGCGCGTACCGGCTTACAAGACGTTCGATGAGCTCGGCCTCGATCCCTGGACGCCCATCGACGATCTCATACCCGCCGACGATGCGTGGGCGGCCTATAAGGCGGCGAATGATTTGGAGCACTAGGCTGTGCGCGACATCCTGATCCGCATCCGAGGTAATGCATCTGAGGCCCTCGCGGCGTTTCGCAGCGTGGGTGCCGGTCTGAGTGCGATGCGCAGCACGGTAACGAGCGCGACGGGCGGGCTCGGCAGCGCGCTCACCGCGCCCTTCCGCTCCGTCGCCAGCATCCTCGACTCGACGTTCCGCATTACCCAGCAGAGCGTCTCGACGCTCCTTGGCGGCCTGACCCGCCTCGGCATTGGCGTCATCGCCATCCGCGAGCTTGGGGAAGCGGCCATCAGCTTCGGTCGCGGCCTCGTCTCGGCGAACGTCACGCTGGAGCGCTTCAACGTCGGCTTCGTCCGGCTGCTGGGCTCCCAGCACGCCGCGACCGCCTTCTTCGCGCAACTGCGCCAGTTCGGCGCGCAAACCTCCTTTGAATTAGAGCAACTCATCCCGCTCGCGCAGCGGCTGCTCGCCGTCGGCTTTGCGGCCGATACGGTCATTCCGTCCCTGCGCGCGATCGGTGATGCCGTCGCAGCCTTTGGCGGCTCGGCCGAGATGATCGACCGCGTGACCCTCGCCATCTCGCAGATGGCGACGCGCGGCCGGGTGTCGGCGAGCGAGATGCTCCAGCTGACGGAAGCGGGCATCCCGGCCTGGCAGATTCTCGCCGACCAGCTGGGGATCACGACTGGGCAGCTCCAGGACATGGTGTCCAAAGGGCTGGTTCCAGCCAGCCAGGCCATCCCGCTGCTGCTGCAAGGGCTCACCGAGACCTTCGGCGGCGCGATGGCCGAGCAGGCGAAGACCTTCGGCGGGATCCTCTCCAACATTGCCGATAGCTTCTTCAACCTGCGTGCGATTCTGGGGCAAGGGCTCTTCAATGTCCTCAAGCCGCAGCTCGAGGCCTTCCTGCAGACACTGCAGTCGCCGCAGCTCGCGTCGGCGCTGGCCTTTATCGGCGAGGGCCTGGGCCGGGCGGTCCAGGCCGGCATCGCGGCGCTCCAACGACTCATCGCGGCCTTCAGCCAGCTGGGCAGCCGCATCTACGCCAGTCTCAACCAGCTCGTTGGCGGCGTGCCCCAGTTCATCGGCGCGCTCGTCGCCGCCTTCGCGCCGCTTGGACAGGCGCTTGCCGCGCTGCTCGAAGGCGATTTCCATCGTGCGGCGCAGCTGGTCGGCACGTTCGTCAGCACTGTGGCCTCGCTAATCGTGGCTGGCCTTGCGAATCTCGCCGGCGATCTGTTCACTGGCGGATTCAACACCATCGCGGCCTACGCCGACGGGCTCATCGCCGGGGCCGTGCGCTACGTGACCGCTGCGCTGAACTACATCACCGGACTCATCGCCTCGTTCCTGCAGGGCTTCTCGCCGCCGAAACAGGGCCGGCTCTCGACGATCGATACCTGGTTTGGACCGGTGCTGGATGCCTATCTATCGGGCTGGACAGATGCCGACTGGGGCGTGCTCGACCGCATCACCGGCCGCATCGCGGATGCGTTTGCGAGTCTGGTGCGCGACGGGCGCGCGTCCATCGCTGATGCCGGACGAATCGTGCTCGGCACGGATGGCCAGGCCGGGCTGAATCAGCTGCTCGCCCAGGCTATCGACGACATCGCGCGCCATGGCCGGGTGACTGGCGACGCACTCATTCGCATCCAAGGCCTGCTCGGCGAGCAGTACCAGGATCTCTTTGCCGAGATTCGGACCAATCTGGAGAGTCTGGCGCTCGATCGGCAGATTCGCGAGCTGCAGGCGCGGCTGCAGGGTCTCCGCGATCCGGCTGCGCGACAGGCGCTCGACGATGCGCTGAGTCGGGCGCAGCAGGCCCTCCGCACGGCTCGCGATCCCCGCGCCGCCCGGGCGGCCCGCGAACAGATTGCCGTTCTTACGGAGCAACAGCGGCAGCAGGACCGCCAGCGCAGCCAGGTGGAAGCGCAGATTCAGGCGCTCGAAGCCCAGCGCCAACTCATCAGCGATCAGCTGGCCGGGCAGCAGGCACTGGCGCGACTCCGCGAGCGCGAGCTCACGTTTCTGGAGCGCATCACGGCCGCCCAGGAGCGCCTCGCTGGCGGTGGTGGGGGTGGCGGGGCGGATCCCGCCGCGCGGGAAGCCCAGCGCCGGGCAGAAGCAGAGTTCCGCTACCGGCTGGCGATTGCGGATACCGCCGGGCAGCTCGCCCTGTATGAGCAACGACTCCAGGACGTCGAGGCAGGATCCGAGGACTACTTCCAGATCCAGACCGAGATTCACCGGCTCAATCAGCAGCTGGCGCGCGAGCAGCAGCAGGCCGCCGATCAAGCGGTGCGCGATGCACAGGAGCGTACCGAGGCCGAGTGGGACTACCGCTTTGCGATCGCGGACAACGAGACGAAGGTGGCGATGCTCCGCGATCGCATCGCGGAAGTGGGCGAAGAAAGCGCCGAAGGCTTCCGCTTGCGCACGCAGCTCGCACAGCTCGAAGGGCGGATACAGGACGAGGCCGCGGCCGAACACCAGCGCCGGCTGGATGCCGAGTTTGCGTATCAGCTGGCGATTGCCGATACGGCCGGCAAGATCGCGCTCTACCAGCAGAAGTTGCAAGGCGTCGCCAAGGACTCCGCCGAGTGGTGGGAGATCCAGACGCGCATCGTCGAGCTGCAGCGGCAGCTGACCAGCGAGTCGGAGCGCGCAGCGAAGGCGGGCGGGGCCGCGGCGAAGGGCGGGAAAGGCGGCGCGGCGGCGGCGCTCGGCGGTCTGGGCGGGGATCTGTCGGCCAATCTGGGCACGGCGCTCGGCACGGCGACAGGTGGGATTGGTGCGCTGGGCGACGAGATCGCGCGCGTGACGGGTGAGGCGAAGGCGAAGTGGGACGCGCTCTGGGCGAAGGTTGGCGAGGGCGAGCAGCGCCTGGCGGATGTCCGGGCGCGTGCCGGCGAGTTCCTCACCACGCTGAGTCAAACGCCGGTCGCGCAATTCCTCAGCGGCCTGATCGCCGATGTGCGCGGACTCGCCCTCGCGTTTGGGTTGTTGCAACCGCAGTACGACCTCCAAAACGAGCAGCTCGTCGGTGTCCATCAGCGCTACAGCGAGCTGGCCGGCACGATCCGCACGGTCATTGGGGTGATTGCGGGCATTGCTGGTAGCGTGGCGGCTGGCGTTGGCGCGTTCCTGGTATTGCAAGCGGTCTTGGGGACGATTGGCGGCGCTGTCAGCCTCGTTGGCGCGGCGTGGACCGCCCTCAGTGTCGCGCTCGGCAGTGGCGGCATCCTCGGGGTGCTGGGGACGATTGTCGGGTTCCTGGGCGGCCCCGTCACCATCACGCTTGGCCTGGTCGCGGCGGCAGTGGCGGCGTTTGCCTATGCCTGGATTACCAACCTGGGCGGCGTGCGCGATCTGGTTGCGCCCATCATTGACAACCTCGTCACGCTCCTCAGCGGCGTCTGGACCACGCTGCAGGCGAACATCACGGCCGTCTGGCCGGCCATCCAGGGGGCGATTGACGCACTCAAAGGCGCCTTTGCGAGTCTGGTGCCGGTTGGTACCGTGATCGTCGGCGTGCTCCTCGGGGTGCTGGGCGGCCTGGCACAAGCATTCACCGCGATCATTCCCGGCGCCATTCAGGTCTTCTCGGGCGCCGTCCAGATCGTGGCCGGCGTGGTGCAGGCCGTCGCCAATACCGTCTCCGGGCTGGTCGCGCTGATCGTCGGACTCTTCACCGGCGACTTCAGCATGGCCACCGCGTTCTTTACCGCCGCGTGGCAGGGGATCCAGAACGCAACCCAGGGCGTGATCAACGTCGTCATCGGCCTGGTGAACGGCTTTGTCGGCGGGATCATCGAGTTCTTCCGGGGACTCTGGCGCACGCTGGTTGGCAACTCGATCGTGCCGGATCTGGTGAACGCCATCATTCGCTGGTTTACCACGCTGGTCACGACCGTGTTGCGCGCGGTGACGACCTGGGTTGGCAACCTCATCGCCACGTTCCTGGAGCTCAAGGATCAAGCCGTAGCCCGCGCGCTGGAGTTGAAAGATCAGGCGCTGGCGCGTTTTACCGAACTCAAAGATCAGGCCCTCGCGCGTGTGACCGAGTTGAAGGACCAGGCAATCGCCTTCCTGGGCGAGATGGTCACCACCGGCCTCACCAAAGCGGGCGAGATCAAGGACGGCATCATCGGGCGCTTTGGCGAGCTGAAGGATCAGGCGCTCGCCAAATTCGGCGAGATTCGGACGGGCGTCGAGACCAAGCTGGAGGAGGTGCTGACGTTCATCACGGGCCTACCTGGCCGTTTTGAAGATGCGGGTCGGGCATTGATCGCCTCGCTCTGGACCGGCATCAAGAATCGCTTTGAGTCGTTGCTCACGGACGCGCGCAGCTTGCTGGGTCGCCTGACCGACCTGCTGCCGGGATCGGAGCCGAAGGATCCAACCTCGCCCCTCCGAAATCTGGCCCGGCGTGGCGCGGCGATCATCGGCAACATGCAGGCCGGCATCGATCGCCAGGCGCTCTCGCTGGACACGGCCGCGCAGGGCCTGACAACGGAGCTCGCGGCCATGCTGGCGGGGGTGCAGCAGGAGTTGCAACGGCGACCGCTGAGTCTCGCCGTCCAAGCCGGGGCGCTCGGCACGGCCATGCAGCCGAATCCGGCAATCATGCCGCCTGTGACGATTGAGGATAAGCGCACGGTGGTGATCCAGCCGCCGCCTGGTGCGTCGCTAGAGGATGTGCGGCGGATTGCCCAGGAGGAATTGGTGCGGGATCGCGAAGCGCTTGTCCAACTGATTCCCAAGTGGTGGCGAGGGTGAGCTATGACGATGCAGACGCTGCAGACGCTGCAGCTCGGCGGCTATCCGTTCCGCACACAACGCGGCCAGACGCAATGGACCAGCGGGGGCGCCATCGTCGCACGGACGTTTGAGGTGCCAGTGGTGCTGATGAATGCCACCGATGAGGCGAACCTGTGGAACGTCCTGGCCAGTGGCGTCGTGTCCATGATGCTGCCGGACGAGACGGCCATCCCGCTGGTGGCGCTCCAGGTACGAGATTGGGCCCAACATGCCTATCCTGTTGTTGTAACCGTCCAGGCGACAGAAGTGAACGGAGCATAGCGTGGATCAGATGCTGATTGGCGGGGTGCCCCTTGCAACGGAGCGTGGATCGGTCAAGTTTGATTTGGCCGGTGCTACCGTGAGCGACGAGACGAACAATCTGGGCTGGCCTGTGGGATATCTCAACGCGCCACGCCTCAGCACGGTGGATGCATCCGTCTATCCCTACAGCCAGGACGATGCGGCGGCGCTGGCACCGCTCCTCGCGCTGGATGGCTACCTACCGGTGCAGTTGCCGCGTGGGCAGCGCATTGCCGCGCGTCCGGCCGATGACGGTCACCGGCGGCGTGGCTGGCACGCGCAGGGCAGCGACCACTACGAATCAACCTGGGTGGTGGATACAGCGACGGTGCTGCTGGCGGATCTGTGCTGGCGTGGCGCTACGCCGGGTGCGTTTGCCTACAGTCGTGTCAGTCCGGTGTATCAGGTGCTGGGATTGAGTCGCATGACGTTGCTCCAAGACAATGGTTGGCAAGCAACAGGCAACGACGCTTGGAATGCCACGCTGATTGCCGAAGCCAGCACGGACGACACAGATCGCACGCAGGTCACGCTGGTGGCGGAGGTGACGGTGACCGCTGGCGCAACGGCGGCGGTGGGCCTGGGGCCGGTGGTCGGGAGCCGGGCCGCGCGACCGCTGGGCGGTGATGGCGTCGGGGTCCAGTTTACCAGCCCGAATATCCAGCTGATCGGTGCATCGGATGTCATTGCGGACGGGAGCACGCCCAGTCCGTTTGCCGGCCGCTATCGTATCATGGTGACCGCCCGGCCGGGCGGGGGGCGTGTGGAAGTCTGGCGGAATCAGGTGCAGCTCCTGCGTCATACGCGCGTGCTGTGGCAGCCCGGCGTACAGCCGCCCGTGGGAGCGATCTACTCGGTGCGGCATGGAACGGCAATCCTCCATCGTTGGTGGCTCACGAGGGACTAATGCGTACGGGACTCTCACAAGCGTTTCTCGAGGCCGAGGTGGCCGAATTCAAGCCGCTTGACCTGCGCGTCGCGGTGCGCCCAAACCCGGAAAGCCTGACCTGGGCCAAGCAATTTGAGCAGACCGGCCTAAGTGGGCTGCCAGCCGACTATTTTGGTAATACTGGCTGGCGCGGCGCCAACAGCGAGGCGTATGGTGCGCGGATCGTGACGCCCGCTGGCACACTCCTGCGCACCTACGGCCGTGATTGGCTCTATGGCGCGGCCGCGCCCAACCGGATCTACATCAACCGCGTTCCCGGCGGGAGCGGCGATCCGACGCTCGCGCAGCTGGAAAACTGGGCGGTTGTTGTCACCGGCAACGCGAACGTCACCCGCGAGGCGCTGAGTGTCGATGCACAGCGCGTGCGGTTGTTTTTCGTACAGGGTGGTAACCCCAACACGATCGGCTATGTGGACAGCACCAACGATGCGCAGACGTTTGGCTCATTTCAGTCCTTGCTGCCAGCGCCGGGCGCATCCACGGTGCTGGCCAGCCCACGCCCGGACATGCTCTTTATCGCCTACCGGCAGATCGGTGTCGGACTGATCGCCATGATCAATGAGGGTGGCACGTGGGTACGGCATGATCATCCGATGCCAACCACGCGCCACATGACCGCCGAGAACGACTTCTGGAATGCCTCATTCCAGTTCGATTGCGCCTTTGTGGACGAGGCCACGGGTGAGGTTGTCTGTGTCGTGCTGGATGACCTGTCGGGCCGGGCGGCCGCCACGGTCTACCGCAATGGGCACTGGTCGGATTATTTCCCGATTGAGGCGATCGACTTTGCCGAGCCTGAGCGCGATGATCTAATCGGCTACCGCATGCAGCGCATCGGCAACAAGATTTTGCTGGCCGCGCGACGCACGATGAGTGATACCGACTGGACGACGAACCAGCACGGCGTACTGTACTACAGCACCAATGGCTGGCAATGGAGCGATGCATACTATATTGCCGAAGGCAGTCAGTACAACTTTGGCACACCGCTGCTCTGGCGCGACAAGCTGTGGCTCGTGGGCAATGACGCGCTCTGGAGTGCCACCCCGACAACGCTCCTCGGCGGTGTGAGCAGCACCGAGCTGGACATCACCAATAGCGTCCTCAACCTCACCGTCGACGAGCCCGAAGACCAGCGCACCCCCGCCAGCGTCTCATTGACTTTGGACAATGCGCAACGGCAATGGCTTGATCATCCCATCGTGACCACAGGCGCCGAGATCGACGTGCAGGTTGGGTACGCCGGCACCGAACGAGTCACGCTCTTCGTTGGCAAACTGGAGCCGTCCCGTCCGGAGGCAACCCGGACGGAAAGTCGCCTCAGCCTGCGTGCCTACGACTATAGCAGCAACCTGAAAGAGGGCCAGGCCGAGCGGGTGATCGAATATCCCTTCCCCAGCAATCGCGCAATCCTGTTCGCGTCGGAGGACGATCTGCGGCTGATGAGTCAGAGTAAGGGCAGTTGGACGGTGGCGAGCGAGGATGGCGTGGGATTTGCACGAGCCACGAAAGCCGAGCAGAACATCGTGAGCCTGGGAACCGGATTACCGGGCCACCGGACGTTCTCAGCGCGTTTGCGGTTGACAGAGCCAGGTCGCGCCGCGTGGGCGCATGATCCAGGCACGGTGCCCAGCACCGCAACGGTCCAGGCAGCGCTCATGTTCAGCGTGAGCGAGGACTTCCGCGATTATTACGTCGTACGGGTTGGCAAAGGAAATACCGGCGTTGAGCTGTGGAAGCAGTGGTTAGGAACTGCAACGCTGCTTGGCCGCAGCACAGATCTCGCTCTCTACTTCAACCGCTGGTTCCGACTCATTACCGTCCAACTGGGGGAACGCATCAACGTCTTTTGGCAGTACGAGGACGACCAGAACGCGTATCTGCTACTGAGTGTCACTGACAGCAACCCGCTGGTGGCAAGTGGCATTGTGGCAGTACGGGCCACCATTCCGGCTGACGCTCCGCAAGCGGGTGCCTACGACACGGTGGACGTGGATGATGTGCGGGTCCACTCACACACGTTCACCACCACCATGGAAGAGTTCTTGGCGGGCATTGCCTTCCAGCGTGGCTTTGAAGCGGCCGCGTCGGAGCAGGCATACACCAACGAATTCACGTCACTCAGCGGCTTGACCGTCCGCAGCGGCAGCAGCAGCACACATGGCGCGTGGAGTATCGACGCGGGCTTGCGGCTCGTTGATACCAGCGGTGACACCTACGCACCGCGCGCGGTGCGTACTGACATCTATGGCGAGAACATGATCGTGGATATGGACGTAGTGCTGGGCGACACCCTGAGCGGCGACAATAATTGGGGCCGGATCGGCATCCTCGCACGCGCCGATGCGGCGATGGACACGTTTGTGGCCGTCAGCGTGGATGCGTACTCGTCAACACTCTCCACGCCATACAGCCAGGTGACCCTGCAGGTCCGCGGGATTGGCGAGGGGTACACCGTGCCGGCGCTGCTCCACTACCAGTATTTGCCAGCCATCCAGACCCTCAAGCCGGGCCGCGAGGTGCGGTTGCGCTTCGTGGTGATGGGGCCATGGTACCTGGTCTATGCCAACCGCATGCTGCTGGCATCATTCTATGAGCCGCGCCTGATCCGCGCTGGCTACTGGGGTATCACGCCGGGTCTGGGGGTGAGCGGCGGCAAGGTGCGCGTGAAGCGCATGACCATCCCCGCGCTGGACTTTGGGCTGCTGCCGTTCGTGAAGCCCGGTGACACGCTGGACCAGGGCATCATGGAGCTGCTCGCGGGTCGCCAGGCGTGGATGCGTGCGGATGGTCGCACGCTCGTGACCGGCTTGAGCATGCCGCAGACGACCAGCGCTACGATGGATGACACCGTGCTGCTGGGCGCGGGCTTCGAGGTGAGCGCGGACGAGCCCGTGAGTCATATGCGGGTGGTAAGTACGACCCAGGACAGCCTGGAAGTGAGCGGCACGATCTACAGCCCAACCCTCTGGCGGCGGTACGGCCGGGCGCGGTGGGGCATTCGCGAGGTGAAAGGCCTGAACAGTGAGGATGCGTGCCGGGCGACCGCCTGGACGTTGCTGCTGGAGCAGGAGCGCCAGAGTCGCACGCGATCCTATCCCACGCATCTACGCCTGACCTGGCAGCGCAACGATTTGTTCCATGTGGTAAACCGGCTGGACGACACAGAGCAAACGCTGTACCTGACGGGTATCGAACGGACATTTGAGCGCGACCGCCACACCGGGACGGTGACCGCGCGCCAGACGGTGCGCCTGGAAGAGCAGAATGCCGCCGCGCTCGACGCCAATGAGCTTCGACCCTATGAGGGACGCTATGCCTGATACCAATCGACTGAAACGACAACTAGTCTCCGCACTCCTGGATGAACCGGCACGGATTGCCACCGGCCGGGCCTATGCTGTTGATCCGGTGAGCCGTACTGCCACCGTGCGCATGGGCGGCTCGGCCTCCGGCGTGACGCTGGAGATCGTCGCGCAGGACCTGGCCAACGAGCTGGCCAACCGCGTACGCGCCGGCGACACGCCAACCGTCTCGATTGAAAACGGCAAGGTAGTGGGGTGGCCATCAACCGTTGGTACCGTCGTGCGCGCAGGACACAGCCCCGCGCTTGCACCACCGCAGCAACCGGCCGGTGGCTCGCGCCTGCGGGCGCCGCTCTGGGGTGATCCACCGCTCACCGGCCTGGTGATGGGCGTCATCGTCCGCTGGCAAGCCATCATGAGTCCGAGTGTCATTGGCTACCGGGTGATGGTAGTTGAGGCTGGCGGGACAACGACGTATGAAACGGTCAGTAGCGACACCACCCAGGTGTCGCTCATGGGCATTGCGCCGGGCAGTGTCACCGTGCAGGTCCAAGCGATGGGGGTCGGTGGTGTCGCCGGTGACTGGTCCAGCCCGCAGAGTAGCACGGTGCTGGCTGATACGGAGCCACCTCCGCCACCAACCGGACTCAGCTTAAACTGGCAGAGCGGCGCAGCAGACACCGATCTGCTGATCGCGTGGGCGCACCCAACGCCACTTCCGAGCGACTGGGCCGGTTATGACATCGAAATCCGCAACGCCAGTGATAGCAGCCTGCGCCGCACGGTGACGCTCGATGGCCTGCCACGCTCCTTCCGCTACACGCTGGCGATGAACATGGCCGATGGCGCACCTGCTGGCCTCCTCGCGCAACCTGACCTGCAGGTGGCGATCCGGAGCCGTGACATCTACGGCAATGTCAGCGCTTGGGTTACTACAACGGCAACGTTCCCCGCGCTTGCCACGCCCACGGTTGCGCCTGGATTATCGACGATCTTCAAGCAGGTCAATGTCAGCTTGCCGGCAACGCCGAATTTCGTTGATCGAACCGAGGTGCTTGTCACACCCGGCAACCTGACGCTTCAGCTTGCACCTGGCACGACAACGGCGAACTTCTTCGGTCAGACCGGCGTCACCTATACGGTGGACTATCGATATGTCGATGTGTTTGGGCGGTTTACAACATCCAGCCCGTCCGCGTCGATCGTGGTTGCGCGCAATGAAATCGGTTTCGATGATCTCGGGGCACTGGAGCAGATCAAGGCAACATCAAGCAATCCGGCCCGCACAACAGCCCAATGTGAAGCCCTGATTGACAACAAGTTATTCGATCAGGCATTCACAACACAAGCGGGTGAACTGATAACCTTTGAATTCCCGATTGCGACGCGCATAGCTGGCATTCTTATCTACACGCCGACCGCGCAAACACCACAATGGGTACTTCGGTTTGAAAATCTGGCCGGTACAGAATTCACACTCGGATCAAACTTTGCAACGCAGCATTCGGTCATTGGCACGACCAACAACATGATTTTGCGCCTACTCCCCGCCGGGAACACAACGCACTATATGGAAGAAACAACGCAATCGGTCGGCGGGTATTTTCTACGTGAGTATCGCTTCGGCGACTCGAATGACACGCCCAGTTTACGCAAGCCACAGGCGATTACAACGCGACGACTGTCAATTCATTTCTTCACGGCAACGCCGATTGCCGAAATTCGCATCCTGACGTACGAAGCGGCGAATACCTTTGTTGGTCGGCGCATGTACCTGAATGAAGGCCTGCAGATCGAAAGTAACGCAACAAGCACGGGGTTTCAGATCACCAGCGCGGGCCTCATCGGCTACAACAACGGGATCGAGCAAGCCAGAATCGACGCCAGCGATGGCCGGCTCAAGGCGGCGGGCGGCGTGGTGACCCTCGATAGCCAGGGGATCTCGATCGCGCCGGGCCTGTTGCCGGTGAACGGCCTGCGCTTAGGGGCAGGCTGGGTTGGCGCGCGGCGTGAAGGCACGACGTTGGGCGTGACCACGATTGAAGCATCCTACAACGGCGATGGAAGTGGGCGCGGATTGATCTCTCTTCGTGGCGCACCAGCGACGCTGGGGGGCGCTGGAGCCTATGTGGATATTGACGGCGGTGTGGGGATTACGCTTGCTACCGACATCCCGGGGGGTGGTGGGAGTATATCCCTGAGCACCCCTGCGTTGTACCTCAGTACCCCCTTCGTCCAGATGTCGGGGTTCGCCGGCACGCTGCGCGATTTCCACTTTGCCAGTAGTGGCGTTGGCCGGTGGAGTCTGCGTATCGACAATACCGCCGAAAGTGGAGCGGATCAAGGATCGAATTTCCAGATTATCAGCCGGACCGACGCCGGGGAGTTCAAAGCGGCCATTCTGACGATCAATCGCGCGACCGGCTACACGCGACTCACCGGTCGGCTCGGCATTGCTCGTAATCCGGCAACCTACCCGCTGGAAGTGCAGGGCTCAGCCTGGAAATCCGACGGGTCAACGACGTGGCTGACCAGCTCCGATGCTCGCACCAAGCGCAACGTCAGGGCGTGGAGTCGTGGACTAGCGGCCATTCGGGCGTTGCCCGATATGCAGGCATGGGAGTACAACGGGCAGGGCGGCACCGCAGCGGGACAGCGGGCGATTGGACTCATGGCCGAGGCTGTGCGCACCGTCATCCCGGAAGCGGTAACGGAAACCGAGCAGGACATTGATGGACAGCGGGTACTCGCGATCGACTATCACCCGATCCTGATGGCGCTGATCGCCGCCGTGAAGGAGTTGGCGACCCGCATGACGTAGGAGGCGCTATGCTGCAAGATCTTCGACAACAACTGGAGGCGCGGAAAGCGCAGATCGAGCAGGAGCGCCAGCGCTATCACCTGGAGGCAAATGCCCAGCTGGCGGCATTCAGTGGCCAGCTGGCGGAGATCACCTATCTTCTGACACTGCTGGATTCGTCTGCAGAATCAGGGGCAGATACTGCCGCTGATCCGCCGGTGGATAGGCTGGCGACTCCCCCGCATACCTGAACGATCCGTGCGCCCAGACCGCCTGCCCGGTGGTCGCGTCGCGCGCGATACACCCAAACGTGCGCATCAGCGGCAACGGATCCTCCATCGTCGATCGCACGGTGGCATGGAACGTAATCGTGACGCTGCGTGTTTCGGGCGGAAAGGCATACACGGACGGATCGTTGACAAGCGGTGTACCGGTCGGTGCAATGCTGTCGATGGTGAGGTAGTGACGACTCCGCTCCACCCAGCACTCCTCCCAGCGATCGTCAGGATCGGCATTGACAAGCGTCCATGTATAGGTAACAGGCACGCCAACGTCGATCACCTCGAACGCATCGGGATCGGCGGGCCGACCATCAATGGTCATCGTGATCTGCATGGCGAGCTCGCCGGTCGTCTGCAGTGCACGGTGTGACGATTCCAGCGCACCCATGGACAACACGGCGCTGAAGAGGAAGATGCTACGAATCAGGATTGCCATGTTCCTCCGCTCCTCACGCACTCAGCAGGCGTTGTTTCTGCGCCTGAAACTCATCCTCCGTGAGAATCCCTTGCGCCCGCAAGGCGGCTAGGCGTTCCAGTTGCGTGATGATATCCGGTGTGCTGGCTGTTGGCGCCGAAGCGGATTTGCTGGCGGTGAGTCGCTGCCGCACATACTCCGTGAGGCGGCGTGCAGCCAACACATCAGGTACTTTCTTGATCGCAGCAGTGTTGCCGGACGTCATGATCGTGATGGTCGCATGAATCATGCCCGATGAGACCTGAATCGACGCGATCTTGTCATACGCGAACATCTCCACGCGCTGGCCCAGGAAGCGCTTATCGACAAAGAGCACCCGCTGGTCGGTCGCGACCAAGAGGCCCGATCCGCCCTCGTAGTCGCCCGGGACGACGTGCTCGATGATCTCGTCGTCGCCCAGCGTGTTGCAGAGGGGCAACAGATCGCGCTGCCCCATCCAGAGGATGATCTTCGGAGCGTTGATGGCCTTAAGGCGATCCTTGATAGCTTGAAGCGTCGGCACGGTGGCTCCTCTCAACACGATGAACGTCGCGCCTGTACTCTATCATACGTTTCAAGCTGGACAAGGTTCCAGACTGCCAGCATCCACACGCGACCCTATCGTGGTGCGAGCGTCCAGTCACCGTCGGCGTCAACCTCCCAGTAACATGGGCCGCCCCGGAAATCAGCGACGGCTTCACCCGAGACGTTGCCAATTTCGTTGACGACCAAGTCATTCCCCTGCTCACAGTGCAACCAGACGATGAAGTTGCGCTGACCGGTATGGGAGAATCGGTAGGGCACAGGTCCGGTGCGCGGTGGGGTGAAAAAGCCGCTCACGTATGTGCCACGACCACCAATCGCGCCAGCTGCTCCGGGATCATTGCCGATGGGCTCAATCGTAATGGTCCACTCGCCGTCGGCATTGACTTCGAGGAACCACGAACCAGTGCCCTCCAGGGGCGTCATGCTGGTCGCGGTACCAATCTCGTTTGCCACGAGCCGTCGGTTACCGTCCGGGGCATACGCCCACACAATGAAGTTACGCCGGCCGGTGTGCTGCGCAATGACGCGGTTGACGCGCGCCGGCAACACGAAGTGGTCGGTCACGCGTTGGCCGCTACCTTCAAGCACGACCTTGGCCGGTGGCTGCGGTGCTGGCGACGGTGACGGACTCGGACTTGGGCTCGGCTCAGGCGAGGGTCCAGGAGTCTGGGCATGCGCCCGAATCTCATTCCCGAGCAGGCCGAGCAGCACCTTGTACGGATCGGGATTGTTGGGATGCCACTCAAAGCGCGCCCGCTCGAACCACTGCGTCAGTACCGTGTCGCCACTGCTGTTGGTCTCCATCCGCGCCGGCGAGATCGGGTAGCCGAACAGCGCCAGGCTTTCCCGCTCGCTGATGCCGCGGTCGCCCAGCTCCAGCCCGTGCGTCCGCCAGTACTGCCAGAATGGCTCGTGCGTGATGGCGTGGCCGGTTTGCGGGAAGTAGTGCGGGTCGCTCGGGTTGGCCTTGGGGAAGGTCTGCCAATCGAGCCCCAGCTGGCGCAGGCGGTCGTCGCCGAGGCGGCCGAGCAGCACGTCGTAGGGCGCAGCGTTTTCGGGATGGAGCTCGAAGCGGTTGCGCTCCATCCACTGGGTTGGGTAGGTCTGGCCGGTATCGCGATTGACTTCGGGCGCCTGCGCGGTGATCGGGAAGCCGAAGACCATCAGGCCGCCGTTCTGCGCCCAGTACTGCTCGATACGACCATCCAGACACTGGTTGGTCTCCGGAAAGCACGAGCGTGCAAAGGCATCGGCTGGCGCGATCGTCATCGCCAGCAACGTCAGAACAAGGACGGACAGGATACGTGGACGTCGCAT